ACGGCTACCGTGGTGGCTTATCGTACTCGCGTCAAAGCCTACCATTGCATTTCTGGCGGAACCGCCGGGGATGTTATTTTTCGTGATGGCGGATCAGGCGGAACCATACTGTTGCAGTTCAATATTGGAACTGGAACTCAGCCAATCAGTTTGCCAATCCCCGGTCAAGGGATTTTGTTTCAGACAGACGTCCATGTAACAATTCCGGCAACTTCCAAGATCACGGTGTTCTATGGCTGAAGAGATACGCCCCATGGATGTTGCAGGTCGCAAATTGATGATTGCGATCCCTGCCTACGACGGCAAGTTGAACATCAAAACTTCGTTTGCTTTGGCCGATTTGGTGGTCAAGGCTTCGCAGTTTGGTGTCCAAGTGCAACTGTCGCACCTGTCGGGCTGCTCTCTTATCACCAAGGCCAGAAACATTCTGGTCGCCAACTTCTTGGAGTCGGACTGCACGGACTTTCTGTTTGTCGATGCCGACATCGTGGTGGACGCCGAGTCTGTGCTTCGCCTGCTGGCGCTGAGCACCGGCAAGGACATCACCGCTGGGATGTACACCCGCCGAGCCGAGGACCGCAAGTTCTTCTTGGACATCTACATCGACGAGGCCAACACGCTTGAGTTTGACCCGCACGGCATGCTGCGCGTTGAGAACGTGGCCACGGGCTTCATGATGATTCAGCGCCATGTGCTGGAGAAGATGGTGGCCAACCACCCCGAGTGGACCTACTTCAACGATGTGTACAACCGCAACGAGAGCGCCCTGTTTGACTTTGAGTTGACCAATGGCCAGTACGTTGGCGAGGACTACACGTTCTGCAAGCGTGCCCGGGCGGACGGTTTCACGGTCTTCATTGACCCAGAGATCACCCTGCCGCACGTTGGCTCTCAGGAATACCACCGCAGCTTCAAAGAGGCCGTGCTGATGCCACTAATCGAGCAGCACTGCACACCCAAACTGAAAGTCGTCAATGGCTAAGAAGACCCCATCCCTTGCAATCGGTCGTGGCGAGAAGTTGCCTGCATCCAAGGGTGCTGGGCTGACAGCCAAAGGCCGCGCCAAGTACAACGCCGCCACCGGCAGCAACCTCAAAGCCCCGCAACCGCAGGGTGGCAAGCGCAAGGATTCGTTCTGCGCACGCATGTCAGGTATGCCCGGCCCAATGAAAGACGAGAAGGGCAAGCCCACTCGCAAAGCCGCGTCACTGGCGCGATGGAAGTGCTGATATGGAAATGATGGTCTGGAACCTCGTGCTCACCGCAATTGTGGCCATGCTCGGGTTCATCCTGAAAGAAAAGTTTGCCGAGATCAACCGTCTTGGCATCCTGCTCAACCGCACCCGCGAGGAAGTGGCACGGGATCACATCACGCGCTCGGAGTTCCGGGCCGACATGCAACAGTTGATTGACCGGTTTGACCGGCTGGAGCGCAAAATTGACAATCTGCGGAGCAGCAATGCCGTCCAGCAGTAAAAAGCAAGCTGACTTCATGCGTGCGGTAGCGCACAGCCCGGAGTTTGCGAAGAAAACAGGCGTCCCACAGTCAGTGGGCAAAGAGTTCTCCAACGCGGACAAGGGCCGCAAATTTTCTAAAGGTGGCGATATGAAAGACGCAATGATGAAACTCAAAGAGCACGCAGGTAAACCAGCTTCCAAGGCTCACAAAGGCCTGAAGGCCGGGGGCTCTGTTGGCACAACCAAGATGGGCGCAGTTCGCACTGCCTCCCCCAGCCGTGACGGTCTTGCATCCAAGGGTAAGACCAAGGGCAAGATGGTCAAAATGATGAGCGGCGGCAAAACCTGCTAAGGAGATCAACATGAGTCCAGCAGAAAAAGAAGCTCGCCAGATGATGGCGGACAAGAAGGCTGCCGAAGCCGCTGAAAAAGCCTACAACGCAGCCAGCAAGACGCCTCCTGCACCCATGGTCAAAAAGGCCAAGGGCGGCAGCGTGACTCGTGCTGATGGTTGTGTGACCAAGGGCCACACCAAGGGCACGATGGTCAAGATGGCCATGGGCGGCAGGACTTGCTGATATGAGAGCCAGTCGCGGCATGGGGGCCATCTCCCCTTCCAAGATGCCTTCTGGCAAGCGTAAAGCTCGCCGGGATGACACCGACTTCACGCAGTACGCTGAGGGCGGCAAAGTCAACGCGGCTGGCAACTACACCAAGCCCGAGCTGCGCAAGCGGATCGTGAGCCAAGTTAAGTCGGCCGCAACGCAGGGCACCGGGGCAGGCCAGTGGTCGGCCCGCAAGGCCCAGCTTGTGGCCAAGAAGTACAAGGCCGCTGGCGGCGGGTACAGGGACTGATATGAAAGCGCCCCAGCAATCCCTCAAAGACTGGGGCGACCAGAAGTGGCGCACCAAGAGCGGAAAGCCGTCGTCAAAAACAGGTGAGCGCTATTTGCCGGAGAAGGCGATAAAATCGCTTAGCCCCGCAGAGTATGCGGCCACCACAAAAGCCAAGCGTGCTGGTAAGGCGGCGGGCAAACAGTTTGTGGCCCAGCCCAAGACCATCGCCAAAAAGACAGCGAGCTTCCGATGACCACATCAGGCACCACAGCGTTCAACATGGACCTCACGGAGATCGTGGAGGAGGCCTTCGAACGCGCCGGTGGCGAGCTGCGCACGGGCTATGACCTGCGTACCGCCAGCCGGTCGCTAAACCTGATGTTCTCGCAGTGGGCCAACAAGGGCCTGAACATGTTCACGTATGAGCAGGGCATGATCAATTTGATCCCCGGCCAAGCGACATACAACCTCCCGGCTGACACCGTGGACTTGCTGGAGCATGTGATCCGCACGGGCGCGGGTAGCGCGTCGACGCAGGCCGACCTGACCATCACCCGGATCAGCGTCTCCACCTACGCCACCATCCCCAACAAGCTGCAGCAGGCCCGGCCCATTCAGGTCTGGATTGAGCGGCTGGACACCCCCCGCTTCACAGTGTGGCCGGTGCCCGACAACTCCCAGCCCTACGTGTTCGTGTACTGGCGCTTGCGCCGCATGCAGGACGCTGGCACGGGTGTGAACACCATGGATATGCCGTTCCGTTTCTACGAAGCCATGACGGCCGGTTTGGCGTATCACCTTGCCCTGAAGATTCCCGGCGGCATGGAGCGCTTGGGCATCCTCAAGCAGCAGTACGACGAAGCATGGGATTTGGCCTCCTCTGAGGACCGGGAGAAAGCAGCTGTACGATTTGTGCCGCGCGCGGCCCGGATTGGGAGCTACTGATGGGGAATCGGTTCGCAGCCGGCCATAAAGCAATTGCCATGTGCGATCGCTGCGGGCAGCAGTTCAAGCTCAAGAAGCTCAAAACTGAGATCATCAAGCAGCGCAAGTACGAGTTGCTGGTGTGCCCGGCATGCTGGGACCCTGATCAGCCTCAGTTGATGCTTGGCACGTTCCCTGTGGATGACCCGCAGGCGCTGAGAAACCCACGCAGGGACACCACCTACGTGACATCTGGCCTGAATGACGACGGCAACCTGTCTGGCGGCTCTCGGGACATTCAGTGGGGATGGAACCCGGTGGGTGGATCAAGGTCGTTTGATACGCTCTTGACACCCAACACATTGGCGTTGACTGTGCAGATCGGCACAGTGACAATATCGGTATCTTAAGGAGTTACTCATGGCATTCACACGATCTGCTGACGGCATCGCCAAAAAAGGCAAAACCGAAGGTAAAAACTTGGGCGACAGCGGCCCCACAGCCAAAGAGATGAGGGGTGGAAGCCCCGGCAAAAGCGGCGGTGGCAAGCGCAACATCGACATGAAGACCATGGGCCGTGGTTTGGCTAAGGTCGCAGCACAAAAGCGAGGTTAATCATGGCCAAATTCAGTCAAAAAGTGATGGGCAAGGAAGTCGGCAACGCTGCCGTCTACGCCAAGCCGCACACCATGGACGGCAAGCCCGGCGCGGGCATGAAGGTCATGAAAGACCCCAACACCTTGGCCGCGAACAAGATGACGCGGTACACAGCCACGCCCCGCGTGAGCACCAACGACCCCGGCGCGGATAACGTCAAGACCACCGGCATCAAAATCCGTGGTACTGGCTGCGCCACGAAGGGCACCATGGCCCGAGGCCCAATGGCATAAAGCATGAACTACGCCGAGCTGAAGATCAACATTGCTGACATCTGTGAAAACGAGTTCACAGAGGAGCAGTACGCCATGTTCACGCAGCAGGCGGAACAGAAAATCTACAACACGGTGCAGTTGGCCAACTTGCGCAAGAACGTCACTGGCACGTTGACTGCGAACAACAAGTATCTGGCTGCTCCGAATGATTTTCTGTCGGTGTACTCGTTGGCCATCTACCCGGCTGCAGGCGGGAACTACGAGTTCCTGCTGGACAAGGACGTGAACTTCATCCGTCAGGCGTACCCCAATCCGGCTACTACCGGCAAGCCCAAGCACTACGCCATCTTCGGCCCTCAGTCGAACGACGTGAATGAGCTGACGTTCATCTTGGGACCCACACCGGACGCCACTTACGCGGCTGAGCTGCACTACTACTACTACCCCGAGTCCATCGTGACCGCAGGTGAGACGTGGCTGGGTGAGAACTTCGATTCTGCTTTGCTCAACGGCGCACTGGTAGAGGCCATTCGCTTCATGAAGGGCGAGGCTGACATGGTGAAGCTGTACCAAGACATGTACATGCAGGCAATTGCGCTGCTCAAGAACTTGGGTGACGGCAAACAACGCACCGACACATACCGTGACGGTCAGACAAGGATCAAAGTGTCATGACAATCGCGCAAACCGCAACCACATCGTTCAAGGTGGAGCTGCCGCAGGGCATTCACAACTTTGGACCGACATCGCCCGACACGTTCAAGATCGCGCTGTACACCGCTGCCGCCAATCTGGACGGCTCCACGGCTGTTTACACGACATCAGGTGAAGTCGTTGGTACGGGTTACGTGGCTGGCGGCAACACACTGGTCATTACGACCACACCTGTGGCTGCAAACAACAGCGCCAACGTGCCCACGGCCTACTTCAGCTTTGCCAACACCTCTTGGACAAGCTCAACCTTCACAGCCCGGGGCGCGTTGATCTACAACAGCACAGAGGGCAACAAGTCCGTGGCTGTTCTCGACTTCGGCGCTGACAAGACCGTGAGCAACGACACCTTCCAAGTCATTTTCCCAACTGCCGATGCCAACAGCGCAATCGTGCGCATCTCATAAGGACACATCATGGAACACAGCAAAGCAGCCGACAGCGTTACAGCAGGCCTGATCACAAACCGTGTAGGCGGTGAGCGCGTGGGCGCGGGCGGTGTGTTCACCGTCACCTGCGTGGGCGCAGACGGCAAAGAGAAGTGGTCTGACACCTTCCACAACCTCGTGGTCAACCAAGGCCTGCAGGACATGAACAGCAAGTATTTCGCTGCTTCTGGCTACACGTCTGCTTGGTTCCTTGGCTTGGTCCAAGGCCCCGGCTCCGGCACAACCTTTGCCGCTGCTGACACGCTGGCTTCGCACGCAGGATGGACAGAACTGGTGCCCGGCACAGCCTACACCGGCAACCGCAAGGCAGTGACGTTCGGCACGGCCACCACGGCTGATCCATCGGTGATCTCGAACTCCGCAGCTCCTTCCTCGTTTGCCATGCTGGTGAACGGCACGGTGGTGGCTGGCGCGTTCTTGGCCAGTGTGAACAGCGGCACGTCTGGCATCTTGTTCTCGGCTGGTGACTTTACTGGCGGCGACAAGACGGTGGACAACGGCGACACGCTGAATGTGACCTACACCTTCTCGCTCGACGCGGCCTGATAGGGGCAAGCGGTGTTTGGTGATGTCACTTTTGCCCAAGCACCCTTCGCCTCTTTAGGCGGGAATACGTTTGCCGTCGCGCAGGCCGAGACGGCTTTGGCGGGGAGCGTTTTCGCAGTGCCGAGCCTTGTTCGCGGGGGCCTCATTGACGAGGCGGTGACCGGCCAGCAGGCGCAGGTAGCTACGGCCACGTTCAGGCCCGCGCAGGAAGAATCCGCCACCGCAGCCAACGTGCAGTCGGTGATCGCCACCATGGTGGCCAGCATGCTTGAGCAGGCCGAAGCTACAGCAACCCAGACGGCCATTGGCACCTTCTTGGCTGCACAGGCGGAAAGCACCACCGGCACGGCAGCACAGACTGCTGTGGGCACTTTCTTGGCGGCGCAGGCTGAGACCGCCACGGGCACTGACGACATGGCCAGAGGCCTGCTGATCTCCGTGGCCATCGCAGAGAGCGCCACGGGCGCGGCCACCCAAGTGGCTCAAGTAAATTTCACGGGCACCATGGCGGAAGCTGTCAGCGCCCTGAGCACTCTGGGCGCAGTCAAAGACAAGAACGTCTACCTGACCGGCGTGCAGCTTTACATCAACATCGGAGGGGTGTTGGTCTGGGCCACGATTGACGACAGCCAGACACCGAACTGGCAAAATATCAACGATGTGCAGTCCCCCGGCTGGACGCAGATACCATCGTAAGGACTCAAAATGGCATTGGTACTCAAAGATCGCGTCAAGGAAACGACCACAACAACCGGCACCGGCACGGTTACGTTGGCTGGCGCAGCCGCAGGGTTCCAGTCCTTTGCCGCTGTTGGTGACGGCAACCAGACCTTCTACGCCATTGTGGACTCGGCATCTGGCGCTTGGGAAGTGGGCGTCGGCACTTACACATCCTCGGGCACAACCCTGTCGCGCACAACCGTGGTGTCGTCCAGCAACGCTGGTTCTCTGGTGAACTTTGGCGCTGGCTCCAAGGACGTGTTTGTCACATACCCATCTTCGCGTGCGGTGTATCTGGACGCAGCGGGCTCTGCCGTTTCGGTGCTGGACATCGGCACCTTGGGTGCGAGCACGGCCAACATCACCACCGCCAACATTACAGCGGGCACGGTTTCAACAGCACCTGCCAGCGCAAACGATTTGGTCAACAAGACCTACGTCGATGCGCTCATAGCGAGCGGCATCCACTTCCACCAGCCAGTGCGGGTGGAAGCACCGATCAACCTGAACGCAACGTACAACAACGGCACCGCCGGTGTGGGCGCAACTCTGACCAACGCAGGGGCACAAGCTGCCTTGGTAATTGATGGTGTGACGGTCAGCGTGGCGGATCGCGTGTTGGTGTATCAGCAGACTACCCAGACACAAAACGGTATCTACGTGGTGACAAACGTGGGCTCGGGATCGACCAACTGGATTTTGACTCGCTCCAGTGATGCGGACACTTACGTCATCAACAATGCTGCGGGCTTGAGCGAAGGCTCTACCGTTTTTGTGCAGCAAGGCGCAACAGGCGCAGGTGAGACATACACCTGCAACACGACCGGCGTCATCACGTTTGGCACAACCAACATCACGTTTGCCCAGATCAGCTCCGCGCAGATTTACAGCGCAGGCACGGGCTTGACCCTCTCTGGCACACAGTTCAGCATCACCAACACGGGTACTGCTGGCACATACGGCGATGCCGCTACGGTGCCGGTAATCACCACGAACGCACAAGGTCAAGTCACAGGCGTCACCCCCACGGCCATCGCCATCTCGGGCGCAGCGGTGTCGGGCAACATCTCAGGCCAAGCTGGCTCGGTGGCCAACGCTCTGACAGCGGGCACGTTCCTGACTTCTGGCGGCACGTTTGATGGCTCCGCAGCCCGCACTTTTGCCGTGGATGCCACGGACGCCAACACTGCTTCCAAGGTCGTGGCGCGTGACGCATCGGGCAACTTCAGCGCCGGGACTATCACGGCCACACTGAGCGGTTCGGCAACAAGCGCAACCACAGCGACCAACCTTGCAGGCGGCGCGGCCAACCAGATTGCGTACCAGACCGGATCAGGGGCCACGACATTCGCGGTAGCGCCCACAGCCTCCAACCAAGTTCTGAACTGGAACGGCTCTGCGTTCACATGGAGTGCTGGCACGATCTCGGGTGTGGCCTTGGGCAGCAACCTGAACGCTTTGACATTGGGTTCGTATCTGACCGGTACAAGCTACAACGGCTCTGGCGCAGTCACTGCGGCAGTGGACGCCACATCCGCCAACACGGCCAGCAAGGTCGTAGCGCGTGACGCCTCGGGCAACTTCAGCGCAGGCACGATCACTGCGGCACTGAGCGGTAACGCTACGACGGCTACCACAGCGGCCAACGTCAACAACGGCACGCTCACAATGAACGTGTCGGGCACTGGCCTGTCGGGTTCTCAGACATTCACCGCCAACCAATCAGGCAACGCGACGTTCACCGTCACATCGAACGCAACAAGCGCCAACACCGTTTCAACGCTCGTTGCTCGGGATGCCTCTGGCAACTTCAGCGCGGGGACGGTTTCAGTTACAAGACTTACCGCCACTCCAAACACATCCGGCGTCAGTACTGGAATTACTGCGGTCAACGGAGATATGACTGCATACCGAAGTGGCGGTACAACCGGGGTAATCTACCTCAGCAGCGCGGGCTCTCACTACCTGTACTGGGACGGGACAAACTACAACCTAAACGCTGGCAACTTGGTCTGCACGGGCAACGTCACTGCGTATTCTGATGAGCGATTGAAAAAAGACTGGGCCGATTTACCCGGTGATTTTCTTTCGCAGTTGGCAAAGATCAAGCACGGCACATACACCCGGATTGATTCAGACGACCGGCAGGCCGGTGTGTCCGCTCAGCAAATGCAGGCGTTTTTGCCAGAGGTGGTCCAGACTGATGAAAAAGGCAACCTCACCCTCGCATACGGAAACGCAGCCCTTGTTGCTGCTGTAAAGTTGGCGGAACGTGTTGTTGCGCTCGAAGCTCGCATAGCCGCCCTTGAGGCGAAAGGATAATCATGTCAAGCACCTTCTCCAACCTAAAGTTTGAGCTGATCGGCAACGGTGAGCAGTCAGGCACTTGGGGCACCACGACCAACTCCAACATTGGTACTGCCATCGAGCAGGCCATTGCGGGTATGGCGACACTGGAAGCAGCAGACTTCACAGCCAACGTGTGCACACTGACGCTGGCCAACACCACGGCTGCTCAGGATGCCCGGGCACTGTGCTTGAACATCGCCTCCGGCGCGGTGTCTGCTGCGGGCACGGTGAATGTTCCCGCTATCCAGAAGCCCTACATCGTCATCAACGGCTCCAGCTTCGCTGTGACAGTCAAGGTGTCTGGCCTGACCGGTGTGGCAGTCCCTCCCGGTACGCGCACGGTGGTGTACAACGACGGTACAGACGTGGGCGAGCAGATCAGCTTCTTGTCTTCCTTGACTTTGCTGACGGCCCTGCCTGTTGCCTCTGGTGGATCAGGCGCGTCAACTGCATCAGCGGCACGGACCAACTTCGGCGCAACAACGCTGGGCGGCAACCTCTTCACGATCACCAATCCAAGCGCGGTGACATTCCCACGTTTCAATGCAGACAACACCGTCTCATCTTTGAGTGCTTCGGACTTCCGCACAGCCATCGGCGCAGGCACTGGTGGTGGCTCGGTTTCTTCTGTTGCAGGTACTGGCTCCGCCAACGGCCTGACGCTTTCGGGCACGGTGACATCCACGGGCAACATCACGCTGGGCGGCTCCGTCACAAGCCTGACAACAACCAACTTCACAATCATGGAAGAAGGCGGTAAGCTCGTGATCAAGTATGGCGGCACAGTGGTTGCCTCGTTCAGCAGCGCAGGCGCTCTGATCGCCAAAGACAACGTAACCGCCTACGGCACCCCATAAGGAGCGAACATGGTAATGCCAGCAAGCGGCCCCCTGAACATGGGAGGCACATCAAGCCCAGTCAGTGTCGCTCAAGAACTCGGTCTGAGCCTGACCGCGACTATCTCAATGAACGATGCAGCAGTCCGCACTCTTGCAGGTGTTGGTGGTAGCGGCACCTCGTGGAGCATGAACTCGTTGTATGGAAAAGCGAACGCCTACACCATTGAATATTTGGTTGTTGCTGGTGGTGGTGCAGGTGGGACCGGGCAGCCGGGTTGGGGGTCCTATCTTGGGCAAGGGGGCGGCGGCGCTGGCGGTTACCAAGCCATTTCAGCAATAACTGTTGCATCTGGGGCTTCATACACAGCGACAGTAGGGTCAGGTGGTGCAGCGGTAAGTGCCCCCAGTGCCGCTACAGGCGGTAGCGGCAATAATTCGTCGTTCAATAGCACTACTTCTATAGGCGGTGGGGCTGGCGGAGCCGCCAGCGCCGCTGGTGCCACAAGTGGCGGGTCTGGCGGCGGTGCTTCTACCTACCCATCATTCACTGCCGGGACTGGAATTTCCGGGCAAGGAAACAACGGAGGCACCGCCACAGCTACCGACGTTTACCAAGGGTATAACAATTTTTACCGGGTGGCTCGGAGCGGCAGCGGCGGCGGTGCAAATGCTGCGGGGACTGCCAGTGGCATGGCCTCTGGGGGTGTTGGCGGGGCTGGAAAGGTGTGGTTAAACGGTATTGCGTATGCAGGGGGCGGCGGTTCTACTGCATTTGCCACACCATACGGGTACAGTACTGTTGCTTATAATGTCGGTGCTGCGGGAAGTCTAGGCGGGGGTGGAGCTTCGGGGGTAGATACTGCCGCAACAGACGGGGCGGCAAACTCAGGCGGTGGCGGTGGCGGGGCTACCGTTTACAGCGGTGTTGGACGCAGCGGCGGTTCAGGCGTCGTCATCATCCGTTATGCAGGCTCCCAGCGCGGCACTGGCGGCACAGTCACTTCTGCTGGCGGCTATACATACCACACCTTCACATCCTCTGGGACATTTACAGCATGAGCCAATTTGCCCAAATCGACGAGAACAGCATTGTCCGGCGCGTGCTGGTCATTGACCAAGCAGAGATTGACACGGGTAGCTGGGGCGACCCAGCAACTTGGGTGCAAACCAGCTATAACACGCATGGCGGCGTGTATTACACCCCCAACACCAATACACCTGATCCCGACCAGTCCAAAGCGTTTCGCAAGAACTTTGCAGGGATTGGCTTTACGTGGCTACCCAACGGACCAGAGGGTGGGGGCTTTGCGTCTCCGTCGCCCTATCCTTCATGGGTCATGAACAGCTTTTCGTATTTGTGGGAATCACCCGTGCCAATGCCGGAGCCGAACAGCCCTCCGTATTACACTTGGGATGAGGCGACTGTATCTTGGGTTATTGTCCCGGAAAATGCTAACGGAAAAATTGATATTGTGGAGCTTTAAAAATGGCACAACCAAACATCCGAATTGCGCACATACACAAACTTTTTACCCGCATGATGCATTTTCAAAATGTGGGGGACATTGAGTTGGGGCATACCCACCAGTATGATCATGCAACGCTGGTAGCGCACGGCTCGGTTTTGGTGCGGTGTCGCGGCAAAGAGACTGTGTTTAAAGCCCCGCAGCTCATCTGGATTGCAGCAGAGTTGGAACATGAATTGGTAGGTCAAGAAGCCGGAACCGTTTGCGTTTGCTTGCACACCGCTGACAGTGCAGAGCATGGTGGCGATACGGTTTCGGAGGACATGATCCCCGCCGGAGCCGAGCAAGTGTTCGCAAGCCGCGCCACGGAGACCTAAAGTGCTGCTGCAAACCCCGCGAGTCATCAAGGGTTGGAAGCATCCCGACTGCTTTAATATGCCAGAAGGGGTGTACCGCGACAACAGTTTTGGCAGGCGCTTTATGAGTTATGAAGACGCCCCATTCCGAGATGAGGCATTTGCGGCGTTTGGCATAACGGAAACTATGCGCGAACCGCAGTTCAGGAACTTTATTGGCAACCACTATTTGGATGGCGCGGCAACGCACACCCATAAAGACGGTGCTCCTGTTGGGTATGTGCATACTCGCTGTAACTGGATGGTCAAAAAACCCGCAGCGGGCGGCGATCCGATTTTGGATGGGGTTGTTGTGCCAGTCGAAGAGGGCGATCTTTGGCTTTGTCTGGCAAGTCTTGAACGTCATGGGAGCACGCCAATTTCTGGTGGCGAGCGTATTATCTGCTCGTTCGGCGCATTGGTGCCGGTAGCAGCTTTGTCACACATTTTGTAGGAGCCATCATGCGCCTGATCGCCATTCTCTGTGCCCTGTCCTTGACAGGCTGCGCCACTGCCGAGTACCAAGCCTATGCCGAAGCCCATAAAGCTCAAGCAGCGGCCCAGACAGCCCGTTTCCAAGCCCTTGCTGACATCGCTCGGCAAGGTGACACCACAGCCAAAGTCGCTGCGGTGATGTCCCTTCAGATGGGTGGCGGTCAGCAGAACGCGCAGATCAACGCTCCCAAGAACTGGGCTGATTACGCCATGCAGTGGACCGGCCTGCTGCTGCCAACCATCGGACAGGTGTATACCGTGAACAAGCAGACCAGCTTGGGCATGCGCCAGTCTGACAATGCAACAGCTCTGGGTGTCAGCACCAACGCAGCGTTCGTGGGCATCGCCTCGCAGATTCAAGCGCCAGCGGCCAACGTGACAACCATCGGCGGCAATGGTGTAATTGGCGCAGGTTCGTACAGCATAGGGGCAAACAGTGGGTCAAACTCTGGCAACAGTGGTCGCCTTGCTGGTGGCGGTATTACTGACAATACGGCTACTCCAACTGTGGTGACCAGTACCAACACCACAACGACAACCACCACACAAGCCACGGTGCCATGAAAGACTGGGCCGTAGCATTCTGTGCAGCGGCCCTTCTGATTGGGCTGGTGGTTTGGTGCGCAAGAATTTTTGCTCAGCTTGTATGGAGTTTGTAGATGCTTGCCGAAATTGCAGCAGCGAATGCAGCCTTCGCAGTAATAAAAGGTGCGCTGGCCAACGGCAAAGAGCTACACCAGCTCGGCTCTCGGGTCTTTGATTACTTCGACAACAAAGCCAAGATTCAGGAAAAAGCCAATAAAAAGGGTGGCGGCTCTGACCTCGAAGAGTTCATGGCTCTGGAGCAGTTGAATGCCCAAGAGGTTGAGCTGCGTGAACGCATGGTTTACGCAGGCCGTCCGGGCATGTGGGCTGACTGGCAGAAGTTCCAAGCTGCCGCTGCTCGTAGGCGCAGGGAAGCCAAAGAGGCCGAAATTAAGGCCATCAAGCTGCGCAAAGCCAAGATGGACCAGCTCATTGAGTATTTGGTGCTTGGCGTGGCCTCACTCATCCTTACTGGCCTGCTTATTTACGGCATCATCATTTACATGCTGTACATCAAAAAATGAGCGACGACAAGCTGAACGCCAACACAACCCTAGACAAAGTGCTCGGGTATGTGGACTCGCCGTTCAAGCTGTTCGCGATCCTGCTTATGGGCGTGGTGGCCTTCGCTGGCTACTTCCTGTGGCAGAACCAAGAGTTCATGCGCGACGCCTACAAGGAGTCCAAGAAGCTGCCGGAGATCAACACCAGCCGGACTGACGAGGCCAGCGCCATGCTGTTTAAGCAAACGGGCGCTGCAGTGGTGGCGGTGTTCAAAGTCAACCCGCTGTTCAACAGTCGGGTGCTGTACCGGGCCTACACCAAGGATGGTCGGGACAAGGGCGTTGAGGATATCGACGTTGGGCTGTTCAGCCACAATGCTGCCAACAATTCGGATGTGGTCAAGCTGATGACCAACGAGACCCCCTGCGGGGAGTACCGCTACGCACAGTCTGAGGTGGGCCTGTGGTATCTGGGCAAAGGGGTCGCGTTTACCTGCCGGGTGAGCGTTCCGCCAGACAGCCACAGGTTTGTCGGGCAGATCACGGTGGGCTGGGCGGAGCCACCGAAAGACATCGAGCAAGTAAAATTCATGCTGGAGATCGCCAGCGCCATGCTAACCAAAAGGGGTAATTGATGCTTACACTTCTTTCAACACTTGGGGGTCTGCTGATCTCCGGCTTGCCGAAGCTGCTGGAGTACTTCCAGAACAAGGCCGATCAGGCGCACGAGCTGAAGCTGGCGGCGCTGCAGAACGAGCGCGAGTTGGCTATGGCCGCTGCCGGGTTTGCCGCCCAAGCAAAGATTGAGGAAATCCGTACCGAACAGGTCCAAATGGAGACCGATGCTCGAATGACCGAAGCCGCGCTCTCGCACGATGAAAAGGTGTTGGCAAGGGCAAGTACATGGGTCGTTAACTTTGTGGGCACCGTGCGGCCCATGGTGACCTACATATTCGTTCTGGAGCTGGTGGCGATCAACGCTTTCATGGCGGTGTACCTGTGGAGTCACCCAACCCTGATCCAAAGCATTGACGACGTGATCCGCTATTCCGACCTGATCTTCAGTGCTGACGAGATGGCAATGCTTGGTGGCATCATCGGTTTCTGGTTTGGCTCTCGCGGCTGGAGCAAGAAGTGAAACTGAGCAAGGCAGGCGAAGACCTGATGCACCGGTTCGAGGGCAAACGCTCTCGGCCCTACCTTTGCCCAGCGCACATCTGGACGATTGGCTACGGCCATGTCCTGTACCAAGAGCAGATCAGGCTTCCCATGGTCCGGCCACCGGGCAAGACCAAAGCCGACATCCCCATGATCCGCAGTGAGTTCCCACTAAAACCGGAGGACAACCGTGTCTGGACAAAAGAAGAGATCGACGAACTATTCCGAGTTGATGTCGGAACTTTTGAACGGGGTGTTCTTCGTCTTGTTCCCAGCGTGGTTGGGCGTCAAGGCGCTTTTGACGCTCTTGTCTCTATTTCCTTCAACTTCGGGCTAGGCAACCTCCAGCGCAGCACCATCCGAATGAAGGCCAACCGGGGTGACTGGGAGGGTGCAGCCGATGCGTTCCGGGCTTGGACCAAGGGTGGCGGCAAGGTTCTGCCCGGGCTGGTCAAGCGCCGGGAAGCTGAAATTGCGCTGTTTCTGAGTTAAGTGCGAAAATGCCGCAAAGCCGAGGTAACCGATGCCACTCAAAAAATTACTATTCCGCCCGGGGGTAAGCCGCGAAAACACGCGCTACCTCTCAGAAAATGTCGGACCCACGGGGGTCAACGGCGCGTATTCTGCTGGCTGGTACGAGTGCGACAAGATTCGGTTCCGTTCTGGATCACCTGAAAAGATCGGTGGCTGGGAGCGCATCTCGGCAAACTCCTTCCTTGGTGTATGCCGGTCGCTTTGGAACTGGGTGACGCTGGGCGGGGCCAACCTGCTGGGCGTGGGCACGAACCTCAAGTTCTACATTGAAAACGGCGGCTCGTACTACGACATCACGCCGTTGCGCGGTTCCCCGACGATCAACAACAACCCGTTCGTGGCCACGCTGGGCTCCAGCGTCATCACCGTCACAGACACCGCACACGGCTGCCTCACTGGGGACTTTGTGACCTTCAGCGGGGCAGTAGGCCTTGGCGGCAACATCACGGCGGGCGTGCTCAACGCAGAATACCAAGTCACCGTGGTGGATGCAAACTCCTACACCATCACCGTCTCGGCTACGGCCAACGCCACTGACGTGTCGGGCTCTCCGGGCGGCGGGGCTTCGGTCGTTGCCGCTTACCAGATCAACACCGGCTTTGAGTACGCCGTCCCGCTGGTCGGCTGGGGCGCTGGCGGCTGGGGCGCTGGCCCATGGGGTACAGGCACATCGTCCTTGGAAACCCTGCGCCTGTGGAGCCAGTTCAACTTTGGCGAAGACCTGATCTTCGGGCCACGAGGCGGAGCCATTTACTACTGGGACTCTTCGGCTGGCACAGGCACCCGGGCAGTAAACCTGACATCCTTGGGCGGCGCTTCGGATGTGCCCACGGTGCAGAACACCATATTGGTTTCGGACGTAAGTCGCTTCGTGCTGTGCTTTGGATGCAACGATCTTGGAAGTGCCACGCAAAACCCGATGTTGATCCGCTGGTCCGACCAAGAGGATGCGGCAAACTGGACGCCAGCAGCAACAAACCAAGCGGGTAGCCTGCAGCTATCCCGGGGTTCAGAGATCATCACGGCAATCCAATCGCGCCAAGAAATCATTGTGTTCACCGACAACGCCGTGTATGCCCTGCAGTACCTTGGACCACCGGCTGTGTGGGGCGCAACACTGCTGGGCGACAACACGTCCATCGTCAGCCAGAACGCAGTCACCATTGCATCTGGCGTCACGTTCTGGATGGGCGTGGACAAGTTCTACAAGTACGATGGTCGAGTCCAAACCTTGCGCTGCGATCTGCGCCAGTACATCTTCTCCGATCTGGACAAAGACCAGTATTCGCAGGTGTTTGCTGGGACCAATGAGGGTTTCAACGAGGTCTGGTGGTTCTACTGCTCTGCTGGATCGCTGGTAGCGGACAAGTACGTCATCTACAACTACCTTGAAGACATCTGGTACTACGGCAACATGAGCCGCTCGGCATGGCTGGATTCCGGCCTGCGGGACTACCCAATTGCTGCGACGTACCTGAACAACATTGTGAACCATGAGTCGGGTGTGGACGACAACTCCACGGCCATGCCTACGCCAATCGCAGCAACGATCACGTCCGCTGAATTCGATCTGGACGACGGGCACAACTTCATGTTCCTATACCGCGTCCTGCCGGACATCACTTTCCGGGGGTCTGACGCCGCGTCCCCTACGGCCCGGATGTACATGCAGCCTCTGAAGAACTCGGGTTCTGGGTACACCACGCCTCCTTCGGTGGGAGGTGAGAACAACCGGCCAATCACGCGCACCGCAGTTCTGCCGATTGAAGAATTCACCGGCCAGATTTTCACCCGGGTGCGGGCACGTCAGATGTCTGTGAAGGTGGAGAGCGATGGGCTTGGCGTAACGTGGCAGCTTGGGGCTCCCCGACTCGACCTCAGACCTGACGGACGGAGATAACCATGGGCATGTTCAGTCGCGTAACCCCGCCTCGGCCAACCGCCGCGCCAGCGCAGTACACCACTGCGTTCATGGACCAGATGCAGAACATCTTCAACTTGTTCTTCAAGCAGATCAATGCTGTGCAACCAATCAACATTGCCGCTTTAAACATCGACATCAACACGCTTCCAACGCAGGCGGATGTGGCCAATCTGCGCGTGGGTGACGTATACCGGGACACCACGGCGTCCAACGTATTGAAAGTGAAGGTCTGATATGGCAAACCCATGGGACGACGCATATTCCCAGTACGCCAATCAAGCGCGTTCTGGCGACATCACTGCCGACTTCATCCGCAAGACGTACGGCGGTCTTGAGGGCGGTAAGTCCGAAAAAGGACTGTCGTTTGCGGATCGGGTGATTGCCATTCACCAAGAGTTGGCAGACCAGAAAAAGAAATACAAGGTGCCGACCTCTGCTGGCAAGATTGGGGAAGCTGATACGGTCTGGGATACTGCCTTCCGGCTGGCAGAGACCGGCACCGACTCGATCTACGACCTTGGCCAGAGGCAAGTGGAGCGCACGCAAGACGGGTACAACGGGCCTGAGACCTACATGGACACCGAGCTGTACCACAAACCCACAGGTGCGGCTGTCACTATGCCTAACCATGGTTTTAAAAACGAATACAAGTTGCAGTTTGCCCCTGATGGCACGCCTGTGGCCTATTCAACACCAAAGCAAAGCGATTGGATGGAGTTTCGTGAGGACTTCCTGCGCCCTGCCGTCAACATGGTTGCCCCGTTTATCCCCGGCGTCGGCCCCTACATCGCTGCGGCCAATGCTGCATACGCGGCATCCAAAGGCGATTGGGAAAAGGCGCTGCTGTCTGGCCTGAGCGCCGCAGTGCCGCTGGCTGGAAAACTCGGGGCAAGTATCGAGACGGCAAACACACTCAACAACGTACGGCAGGCTGCGACCGTGCTCAAGGCGCTGGAGAGCAAGGACCTGCTGGGCGCTGCGCTCGGCGGGGCAAACTTGGCCGGTGTTTCTGAGGTGGCCGGGTTCTCCACGCAAGACATCGGCAAGGCACTTGGCATGGTTACGGCCCTCCAAAGCGAGGACCCAGCGGCCATCATCAAGGCTGGCGCTGGTTTTTTACCAAAGGATGCTTTCGACGGACCCAAAAGCTCTGACATGATCGAGGGGTACTTTGCCCCGGGTGGTGAGGGTTATATTGCCCCGCCTACCTATGCCCCGGACACCAAGGGGTACTTTGACGAGATCACTGGCCACTTCATGCCGGATGAAGGCGGTGCTCTGAGTTTTGGCGATCTGACCAATGAGACCTCGGGGACCAACATTGGTTCCATGGACGACTACCAATACAACCCAGACACTGGCAACTGGACTCTGCCCGACGGCACGGTGATCGACACCAGCTACATGCAGAACAGCAAGACGCCGTTGACTGGCCAGCAGATCATGAACAGCGCTGGCGCAGGTGCCCCCAAAACTCCGGGCGCTGCGGCAAAGCCACCTGCGGGGGTGGCCAAGGTTCCAACCAAGCCGGGGCAGGGCATCGACATCAACCAGCTCGCATCCCTTTTGGGCGGCGGACAGCAAGCCGCACCAACGATTGTGTCATCTGGTCAGGATAACTCTGCAGACGTACAATTGATGGAAGATATTTTTGGAACTTCCCTGTCTGCGCCTCCGGCAGGTGACCCTGTTACACGAGCCCGCGAACTTGCGCGGCTTTTAAGGAGCTGAGATGGCGCTTTACATTGATGAAGACGGCGAGCTGCGCGATAACGGCGAGAGCGAGACCCCGGTAACGGAAGTTGTAATCCCCGGCTACGGAACCGACACCCCTTCGCCGAGCGATGATGGCGCTGATGCAGACACGGCAGCGGGCCTTATCCCGGAACAGGAATTGAAAGAAATTACTGGTGGCAAGTCTTACTCGGATTGGCTGCAGGGTGCAATGACTCCAGCGGCGCGTGCCGCCATGGAGAAAATTATTGCTTCTTATGGGACGCCGCTTTGGAACCAACTCAAAGGCATTCTGACAAACCCCGCCCAGTTGGCCGCTCTTGGTGGTGGGTTGCTAGCGGCATCACGCCCAAGCGGCTCCACGCCCACCGGCTACCAAGGCAAAATTCCCAAACTGACGGCCACAAGCAACATGCTGACAGCGCCTCCTGTGGGTCGTCGTCCCGGCTCGGGCGGCATCAACTACGGCGGTGGTGCCACGTTCCGCGACGAAAAAGGTAATGTTGTTTCCTCCAACGAGAAGACCTTGGAGGAGCTGCGCCAAGCTGCCATCAACAACCCATTCAACCGTGGTGCCACATACGAGGGCCAACAGGGTGGTCTCGGCCAATCTGATTTGGTCACGCTGCTGAACCAGTTGAATCCGAAACCAACAACCCCAACAACCCCAACAACCCCAACAACACCAGTGGTTGGCGGGGGCTCGGGTGGCGGTTCCGGTAATGTGGTTGTAGGCGGTGGCGTTCCAACGCCGGGTGCTACTAAGCCGGGCGGTTCCGCAGTCTCTGTGCCCGGCCAATATGGCGCTATTGCGCGGCCCGGCTATCAGCAAACCCCATACACAGGCGCAACGAAAGGAACGCCGCTGCCGGACGGTCGCATCCTTACCGCTCAAGGAATCTACAACCCCAAGACGGGTGATGTGATAACGCCAGATGGTTACCGGGTCAACGCCTTTGGTGGAGCGGTGACGGCTAACAAGGACACCCTGTCAGCCGAGGATGCCGAGCTCATGAAGGGCCTGACGTTTTCGATGGACCCCAACAAAGACGCCACCCCGGAAGAGGTGAAAAACTACATCCAGTGGCAGATGACTCAAGCAAACCCGCTGGGTCAGGGCACGTTGGCTGATGTGTATGCCAAGCAAGGCATCACTGATCCCTACAACAGTCCAATCGTCCAGCAGCAAGCTCAAGAGCAACTGAAACGGCAGGACCGCCGCGATGCCATGTATTCGGCCACACAGATGGGTTTGGACCCAACACTTGCGCATTCTCCGCAGGGATACGGCATGTGGGAGGACCCTAATTGGATGGCCAAGCAGACCGCTGGCGCAGCAGCCACTGCTCAGCGCGGGCAACAACAAGCCGCAGCCGCTCCTAATGTCACCGTGGGCGGCGGCATTGCTGGGGCGGCACCAGCACCGCAGCCCGCGCCCCAGCCCGCAGCTCCACCGCCCGATGTGAACGATTGGGCCAGCAGCCAAGAGGGTCAAGCTGCAGGCGGCATCAACAGCGTTTACGACAGCATCAACAGCTTTCTTGCCACCAATCCTTCGCAGGAGGCGCTGCAGGGTGCTATGCAGCAGTTTGGTGTTGACGAATCAACCCTTAATGCAGCCAAGGCATACGGTGCGCAAAACGAACCCGTCATCGGCGCTGCTGCGGGGGGTCTCTTGCCAAATGGATTTGTGATTCCCGCTGACGTGGTGAGCCACTTGGGCAACGGCAGTTCCGAAGCTGGCCTAAAGCTGCTTGTTTCAAACCTTGGAGCTGAGCCCATCAAGGGTAAAGGCGATGGCATGAGCGACTCCATCCCTACAACCATTGGCGGCAAGCAAGAGGCCCGTGTTGCCAACGAAGAAGCGTTCATCTCCCCTGAGATGGTCAAAAAAATTGGTGGCGGTGACGCCAAAAAGGGTGCCAAGAAGCTGTACGCCATGATGGACCGTGTTCGTGAAGAGCGCACCGGCACCACCGAGCAGGGCAAGCAAATCGACCCCAACAAATTCATGCCGGGAGGCTCTGTGAAAAAATACGCAACAGGCGGAACAACAATGCCCGCCGGGGCTACAGGCTCCGAGTCCAGCTTGTCCAACTGGGGTGGCGATTACGTCACCAATATGCTTGGCCAAGGCGCGGCACTGGCCAACAAGCCATACGATGCCTACACCGGCCCGCTGACAGCGGGTTCATCCCAACTGCAGAACCAAGCGTTCAACATGGCCGGGAATCTTCGCACGCCCGGCTCTATTGGTCAGGCTGCCAACACTGCTGGCGGCATCGCCAACTTGGCGGCAAACATGCGGTACACCCCACAGACCACATCGTTCTTGGGCACACCAAACAGAACGGGTCTGGACATGGCTCCGTCCTACGGCATGGGCATGGGCATGCCCCAGCAGCAGCCCTACCCGATGGGCACTCCCTCCAACCCCATCCCAATGCCACGCCCCGGTGTGGCACCTCCACCCACAGGAGGCCCCACCCCTCCACCAGCGGGAATCTATAACGGTCGGGAGCCCCTTCTTGCCGACGGCCCCCGCAACGATTACGACCCCCAGCAAGACAATGGCATTAACTACGCCGGGGGCTCTCGTGACTTTGATGAAAGCACAGGAACGTATCGCTCGGAAGACGGTCGCGGCATGTTTCAGACGAAGCCCATGCGTGAATATGGCGGCTCGCAATACAACCCAGCTACGGGCGCTGAGTCCCGCGATCTCGTGAAGCTGCAACCCGGCGACCCACGACTTCAGGGTGGCATGTCAACGCTCCCTAGCAACAAGCTGCCTCCGGGTTTTCAGCAAGAGCCTTCCACTGGCGGAGGCACGCCCCTGCCTTTTGGCGAGTCGTCCGAGCCTTTCATGCAGGGCGATGCAATGACCGGGGGCGTTATGCGCCCACCAAGTCAGGAAGCTGGCCTGCCCGGTCTGATGCAAGGTCAGCAGGGCCGACAGCCACAGCAGCCACAGGCCTCACAGCCGGTTGGAAACATTGCGCAGCAGTACATGAACCCGTACCTTGAGTCCGCTTTGCGTCCGCAGATGGCTGAAATGCAACGTGCTGCGGATATTGCCCGCGTTCAAGACGCTGGCCGCTTGACGCAGGCCGGGGCGTATGGCGGTAGCCGTCAGGCCATCATGGAATCTGAGGGTCGCCGCAACCTGATGGGCAAACAGTCCGATGCGCTGGCGCAGGGGTACTCCACCGCCTACGACAAAGCCATGCAGCAGTTCAATGCCGACCAAGCACGCAGCGCACAAGAGGCGCAGTTCGGTGCCACGTTTGGCCTGCAGGGTTTGCAGACTGGCCTGCAAGGTGCACAGACCCAAGCTCAGGCTGGGGCTCTCCAGTCGCAGTCCGATCTGGCGAACCTGCGCGGCACACTGGAAGCTGGCGGTGTTCAGCGTGGCATCGAGTCGGAGGGCATTGCAGCCGACAAGGCGCAGTTCGAGGAAGCTCGCCTGAACCCCTACAAGATGGTGCAGTTCCAGCAGTCGCTGCTCTCGGGCTTGCCATTGGCGGCGCAGTCGTACAACATCCCGGGGGCCAGTAATTTGCAGCAGTTTGCTGGCGGGGCCACGACAGTACAGCAGCTCTTGGACATCTTGAGTGGCAAGACAGCAGCCCCCGCAAAAAATTAAGGACAGATCATGAGTCAACCCAGCGCCCAAGGCATCGCCTCCCTGTTCCGTGGGAACCCAGCACCGCTCCAGCAGCGCATCCAGCAAGAGCAGCAGGGCAAGCCCGGCCTGCCACCAGACCTGCACGAGCTGATGGCATTGAACATCGTCACGAACGAAACAGACGCCGTGGCCAAGCAACAGGCCATGGACCAACTTGCCCAGATGCAAGGCCCACAAGGCAAGCCCCCCACCGTCATGGATTCCGTGCGCGAGCAGGCCCGCCAGAAGATGCAAGCCCAGCAAGTTCAAGCCCAGCAAAAGCAACAAGCCATGCAGGCCATGATGCAGCAAGCTGGCCCCGGTCCAGTCCCAGAAGGGACGCAATTTGCCCAAGCGCAACCCAGCGCCCAAGGCATCGACGATCTGCCCGTGGAGTTCGGCCTCGCGGGTGGCGGCATCGTTGCGTTCAAAAAAGGCGGAGATGAGGGCGAAGAATACGAGACCCGTATTGACAAGCTGTACCGCGAGAACCGGGAAGACGCGGAGCGCCCAGAGCGCAAAAAAGATAACGAAGGCATCCTCAAAGCTTTGGCGTTTTTGTCTGCGCCGTTGGCCGCTGCTGGCGATGTCGTCGCTGCCCCAATCCGTGGTTTGTATGGCCTGACGCAGCACGGCGGCACCAGCATGACTCCGCTCATGGACGCCCGCGCTCGCTTCTTGGCGTCTTCAGAAAATGCGCCCGCATCCGAAGCTTCTGCTCGTGAAGTCGCGGCCAAGAAGCCTGCGCCAACACAAGCGGAGAATCGTGGAGCCATCAACGCGTCCGACGCAGCATCGCGCAGCGCGCCCCCCGCACCAAAACCCATTGCAGACCTGAAGGCACTGGCTGACCAAAAGCGCCGCCAGCAGGCTCCAGCACCCGTGGCTGCTGCACCGACACCAGCTCCAGTCGAACAGCCTACGGCACCTGCCCAAGTCTCAGACGCCGCTCAGAAGATAAAGGCGAGACTGGACATGGACCCCATGGCCGAGCGCGAAGCTGAGCAAGCCCGCCGCCGCAAGGAAATTGGCGAGCTGGACACCTCAACCCACGACCGCATGATTGCGGAGCTGGAAAAACGCAAGGCCCAACTGGAAGGTCCGCAAGACTCGTTCGGCCAGCTTATGGAGTACCTTGGCCAGATCGCTGCCACACCTCGCGGCATGTCCTCGTTCGAGGCTGGGGCTGCCGGTGCTGCTGGCCTGCGCAAAGCCGAAAAGGCTCGCCAACTGGAGCAGTTCGATCTGTCGAAGCAGGCACTGGAAATCTCGCAGAAGAAAATCGACGCCGTGCGGGCGTTCGCCACCGAACAGTACAACGTGGGCAAAGCCCGCTTCGATCAGGTCTACAAGGAAGAGTTCGAAGCTGCCAAAGCACTCGTTACGGACGAGCGTGAAGCCGCAAAGTTGGCACAGGAGAACACGCTCAAGCGCCTTGAGATTGACCAAAGAGCTACTGAGGCACGCGAGCGTAACGCAACCCAACTTCAGGCTACCCGGATCAGTGCGGCTGCCCGTGAAAGTGGCAAGACTGAGTTGACGCCAAACCAGCGCGCTGAGATTGCCAACAAGGCCAAAGACAACGTGCAGAACGAGCTCAAGACCAACATGCGGTTGTTGGCGGATACCCGCAAGAACCCGGGCCTTGTTGACATGATGGTGCAACGGGAGACTGATCGGTTGCTGGCAGCGGCAGAGGGCCGTACAATTGCGCCAGCCCCCGGCGCAGGAAGCCCCGGCGGAACCACCCGCATGCGGTTTGACGCACAAGGGAACCCAATCAAATGAGGTAGCGTATGGCGATTGAAGCAGAACTGGCCGATGGACGAGTCCTTGAGTTTCCTGACGGCACCGACCCTAGCGTAATTCAAGCGACGGTCAAACGGGTTCTGGCTTCAAGCCAACCTACCACCATGCTGGGTGGGGCCAAGGAACTGTTCAAGGGCCTCGTGCCCGGCGCAGTTGGGTTGGTCGAGAGCGCTGCCACAGGCGCGTCGGCGCTGCTGCCCGAGGACATGGAGAAATCCGCTCGGGAGAAGATCAAGTCGGTGGCCGCTGCCGCCAAAGCGCCGTTTGCTGCAGCCCCCGGGTACGAAGAATCCATCCCACGCAAGTTGAGTGAGGCCATCGGCTCCACCGCGCCGTTTCTCCTTGCCGGTCCGTTCGGTTTGGCGGGGCGCGCGGCTGCCGTTGGTATGGGTGTTGGTGCCGGAGCCGGAGAAGCCCGCACGCGTGCTGAGCAAGAAGGCGCTACCGCAGACCAACGCGGCACTGCCACGGCCTTGGGTGTAATCCCCGGCGCACTGGAGGCGTTCGCCCCGATCCGTATCCTGTCCCGCATCCCCACGGCGTCCAAAGCTGCAGGGGTGGAGGCCGTCAAGCGTGCCTTTGTTGCAGGTGGTGAAGAAGCCGCGCAGGAAGTCGCGTCGGGCCTTGCCCAGAACATGATCGCCCGGGGTGTCTACAAGCCAGAGCAGGCGCTCATTGACGGGTTGGGAGAGCAAGCTGCCTACGGCGGCGCAACCGGCGCGATCGTGCAGGGTCTGTTGGACTTGGCCATCGGCCGACGCGCACGCGGCGCAGCCGCCGCCAAAGCAGAAGATGATGCAGCCGCCGCAGCAAAAGCCGCAGCCCAACCAACCCCGCCCAGCCTTCCCTTGGTTACCGCCCCGGGCGTTCAGGGCGAGTTGCTTGCGCCGGACGAGCGCGCCGTCCCCGCCGAGCCAGACCGGGACCTGTTTGGTAAGCCTGTGGTCCGCGCCCCAGAACCCGCTGAGCCGCCTGCGGCCATGGCCGTACCCGAAGGGCAGCAAGACCTCGGCCTTGACTTCCAGCGTGAGTACGCCGACATGGCTACGGAGCGCGAGCGCCTGCGCCAGCAGCCCCAGACCCCAGAGGTCAAAGCGCGCGTGGCGGAGCTGACCGGGCAGATGCAGCTCTTCACCCAGAGTGACATTGAGAGCATCCGCGCCGAGAAGGAGCTGGCTGTCGCTGCAGCCGCCGAAGATGCCGCTACCCGCAAGAAGTTCCCAGCATTGGCCAACGCCCCTGATCTGCTGACCCAGCCGGATGAAGTCAAAGCCCGCACGCAGGGTGAGTTGTTCCCGGGCGAAGACCTTGGCGAAGGCGTCGTGGAGCCAAAAATCCCCGAGGCCAAAAAACCCGAAGAGCCCGGCGAGCCGACCCCTGTGCCAACATACGCTCGAAGTGGGCCGTACCAGTACAAACTGCCAATGCGTGGCGGTGAGGTGGCGCAGCCGTTTACTCTGCAGAACGTGTTGGATACGGGCATCGCGCCGTCCACGACCAAGGGTTGGTTCGAAAAGAACGTAGTTGGCAAGACGCAAGCCGAAGTGCAGGCAATGGTCGACAAAGACCCGACGCTTGTTGACGGGCCCGGCAAACGGGCCAAGATTTTGCGTGAACTGCTGGCACCGCAGCCAGCGCCGTTTAAGGAGAAACCCAGTGAGCCGACCCCTGCCCCGACGCCTGCAGTTGAGCAGCGAGATGAGCCCCGAGCTGGTGAGCCAAGCGTGGGAGTTCCTAGTGAGCCTGCAGCCCCCATCGTTCCTGAACCCGGAGCCGGAGCACCCGCTACCGCCGGAGAACCTGTCGCACCTGACGGACGCGGATTGGTATCTGCTGGACGGCCTGTTGTGTCGGGAGATGGCGCTCAAGGAACAGAGCCGGCTGCAGTAACACCAGCCAAGCCAGCACCAGCACCAGCACCAGCACCAGCACCCACGGTAGAAGCCGAAGCGGCTGATGCGGAAGCCGCCCGCAAGGCCGAGGCTGAGGACATGAAGCGCCGCCTTGAGGCACTGGAGAAAGCCCAACGGCCCACACCCGCCGCTGCCAAGCCTGCGCCTGCGGCACCCAAGAAAGCTGAGCCGTCCAAGCCGATCCCAGAGAAAATGTACGAGCCCACCGGCACGTCGGAGTTCGGCATGGAAGAGGGCCAGAAGGAAATCCTGCGAGGCCCGCAGGCCATGCTGTTCCCGATGACCAAGAAGGAAGAGATCGAGTACGCGGAGCGGAAGAAGCCCGAGGCCGAGGCAGAAGAGGCCCCCGCCGCAGCCAAAAAAGACAAGCGTCAAATGGAGCTGGACTTCACCAAGGAGCCGGAACTCGAACCTGCAACCCCCACCAAGACCTCAACGCCGTCGGACGAAGCTACGCTCAAAGCGATCAGCGGCAAGCCCATGGTGGACGTGGCCCAATGGGCGGCGCAAAACCTGCCTGACCCTGACCAGAAAGTCATTGCGCAGCGGGTGCTGGTCAAACTGCGCCAGTTGCAAGACATGGGGGTAGTGCTCAACCCCGTAAAGGTTGCCGACGAAGGGCGGCGTTTGATCGGGGCCTTGGGCTCGACAAACTTTAGAGGCAAACGCACCGCTGGCAGCGGCCCCGTAACCATTACCATCACGCTCAACCATCCGTCCAACGGCACCTTATCCGGCACTACTCCCGAGGTGATTTTGCATGAGCTGCTGCATGCAGCGACGTTGGGCGCTATTGAAGTCGGGCGCTACAAGTCTGCTGAAGGCACCAAAGTCGGCACGGCTGTGCGCGAGCTCCTCGCGCTCCAAAGCGCTGTTGTCAAGCACTTTAACGACCGCGCAGCCTCGGGCACAAAGCTGACCGACTTCGAGCAGCGGTATTACAACGGTATGAACAACGCGCTTGCGGATTCGCACGAGATTCTCGTCTGGTCCATGACCAACCGCGAGATGCAGCAGTACATGGAGACTATCCCCTACAAGGGTCAGACTGCATGGAACAAGTTCGTCACTTACGTACGTGACTTGCTGGGCATTCCGGCCAAGGCCGACACCGCCCTGTCCGAAGCGTTGCGCGTAGGCGACACCCTGTTGGGCCTGACCAAAGAGGAGATGGAGGGCGCGCAGAAGCAGACCGGCAAGCAGTTTGCCAAGAGCTACACCGCAGAAGACGTGGTTGACAGCATGGGCGATCTGACACCGATCGACAAGCGCGGCGTGCTGGGCATGTTCAAAGGGGCACAGGACAGCGAGCGCGCTGCGGCCGAGCCAAGCCGTGGGGTCAAGTTCCGCGTGGCTGTGGCCGACTCTGCTGCTGCCGTTGAGGACAAGCTCAGCGGGCATTTCAACGGCGCGGTGCGCGACAGCTTGGGCAAGCTCAACCCCATGGGCCTGTACCGTCAGGCGCAGGACTACTCCAAGCTGCTGCTGGCGTACTTCCAAGAGGGCTCCTTGCAAAAGGAGAAGGAAACAGGCCAGTACAAAGTGGTCAAGTCCGCCGATGGCAGTGCGCCCACCGACGTGTTCCCGCTGATCTACGCATGGGGGGAGCGCACCGGCCGCAGCAAAGAGCGCGCCGAGCAGTTTGCCAGCCGGGTCATCGAGGCCTACCGTTTGGAGCAGGTGCTAAAGACCAACCCCGACTTCCCCAAACACATCAAGGATGCAGACCGCGCGCTGCTGGTGGCTGAGTACAACGCAGACCCAGCGTTTGCAGAGATGAACGCTGCCATGGACAAGCCCCGTATTGCGCTGGTCGACCAGATGGTGAAAGTGGGCCGGCTGTCCAAGGAGCAGGGCGACGAGTGGAAGTCCGTGATCGGCTACGTGCCGTTCGACCGCATTGATGACTTCGCAGAGCGCTTCACTGCAGTCAAGCGGACCACCGGGCGTGCGCCATTGATGCTGACCAAGAACCCCGAGCTCAAGGGCTCGTTTGATCGGCCTGTAGGCAACGTGTTCGAGAACTACCTCAACACCATGGGCTGGATGGTTGGCCAAGTTATGACCAACGATGCCCGAGTGCAAACCCTGCGCAGTCTGGAGGACTTGGGGTACACCGGCAAGCCGTCGCGCATGCCCGGCACCAAGCACCGCACGGCCAAGGCCTACGTCAAGGGCGAGCTCATGTACTGGGACCTGCCGTCCAGCTACGACGCGGCAGCCTTCCAAGAACTCAACCCACCCAAGGCCAAGTGGCTGCAGGTGCTGGGCCAAGTGTCCAACGTGCTGCGCAAGTCGGTGACGATCCTGCCGCCCTTTGCGCTCAAGCAGGTGACGGACGACGTGCAGCGGGCCATCATGACCTCCGGTGTGAAGAATCCCGGCGCACTGCTGCGCATGACGCTCTCCAACTTCGGCGGGCTTGCACTGGCTGAGCTGCGCGGTATCCGCCACCCCACCGTGAGCGAGATGGAGGCTCTGGGTCTCACAGGTGAATTCGACTTCCAGCAGGGTAAGCCTGCAGTGTCGCTGCTCAAGGACATCGGCTACCGCCCACGCGGCAAGTTCGAGACCCTCATGCACCGACTGGAGGGCATCACCCGGGCGTCTGACTTGGCCGTGCGCAAGGCCATCTACGACCAGACGATCAAGGAGTCGCAAGGCGATCAACTGCTGGCGCAGACCCGGGCCCGGGAATTCATCAACTTCCGCCGCCGTGGCGCTTCCGATTTCGTCGGTGCCATGGTGACCACCATCCCGTTCTTCAACGCATACATCCAAGGTATGGACGTGCTGTACCGCGCCGCATCCGGCAAGGACTCCAGCTCCTCAGTGGGCCGGGCCCAAGCGCGTCGCATGTTCTACAGCCGGGCTGCCATCGCCATGACACTGAGCACGCTGTACGCACTCGGCAAGGGGGATGACGACGAAGACTACAACGAGATGGACCTGCGCACCCGGGACAGCAACTGGATACTGCCGGGCGGCTACAAACTGCCGGTGCCAACCGAACTGGGTGCGCTGTTCAAGGTCATCCCGGAGCGCATCGTCGAGTACATGCGCCGCCAAGGCACCCCAGAGGAGCAGACTGCATGGGAGGCCACCCGCACGGCTCTGGCCTACATCATGGAGCAGTACGTCGGCCGCACGGTGCCTATCCCGCAGGCTGCCAAACCTTTGCTGGAAGCATGGACCAACTACTCGTTCTTCACTGGCCGGGAGCTGGAAGGCATCTACCAAAAGCAGCAGGACCCCAGCATGCGCCGGGCGTCGAACACGTCGGAGCTGGCCATCGCCATTGCCAACTTCAGCCGTGACGTGGTGGGTGTGGACAAAATCTCGCCCATCTTGGTGGACAACGCACTGAGCGGGTACTTCGGCTCGACTGCCGGGCTGCTGGTGGCCACGACTGACAGCCTGCTGAACCCAACGCGAGTTGACCGCCCACTGCACAAGTACGCGCTCCTGAGCAACTACCTGTACGACCCCGTGGGCACACGCCGCATGACTGAGTTCTATGACGAGCGGGAGAAGGTTGGCCGCGCCAACGCCACGCTGGCCGAGCTGATGAAGACGGACCTTGACCGGGCCGTCGATTACGCAGAGAAGAACGCAGACGTGCTGATGATGGAGTCGGCAATCAACTCAACGCTGGAGCAGCTTGAGCGCACCCGGGCCTACCGCAAGTTCCTCAACGGCAAGGACGCCGCTGCGGATATGTCGGCCGAAGAGCGCGAAGCCGAGCTCAAGGAAATCAAGCAGATGGAGGTCGAGCTGGTCGGCTGGGTGCGCGAGGCCAAGACCGCGATCCGTCAGTAAACGCGCCACACGCGGACGCCGTAGCGTCCGTACTCGCAGCGGTTGCCCACCTGCAGCTGTATACCCAGATGACGGGCGTACGGCCGCAGGGCGCGGGCGGCTTGGGCCTTGGTGGCCGTGGTGGGCAGGAAGAATGACGCCCCGATTGAGAGCAGGTGCCATTGGATGAAGTAGTCCACCCCATGCAGGGTGAACTGCTGCACGTCAGGCGTCGGGAGAGGGGAAGGCGGTTTCGTCGACACCGATGGCGTCTCCATCAAACACATAGCACCGCACGGCAATACCGCTCAGGCCACCCACCGCGCCAGCGCCGATTCGCACTGGCACCGACAAGCCGTTGTTCTTGAGGAACTTGGCTGCTGTGAGCTTGGCCACACTGTCGCGCACGTCCACTTGCCGCAGGGAGAAGAACTTGCGGAACTCCGCCACCGATATGGACAGCTCCCGGGAGTTGGGGTCGTACCGCATGCGCAGCGGGCCCTTGGGGGATACGGCTGGGCGCTCCGGCAGGCTGCCGCGTGGGGTAAATGGTGCCACCAGCGCGTTGTTCACGTTCTCGTTGACGAACGCTGCCAGTGTCTCCTGCGCCGTTGTCATCGAGTCGCCTACGTCGGCCTTGGTGGACTGCTTGCTGTCCCGCACGAGAGCCACTGCGTACCGGTACACCTTGGGGATGTCGAGGTCGTGCAGGCCAAGGCGCTTGGCGACAAGCGCGCCCACAAAGGCACAGGTCATGATCGATGAATAGAACCGGTCGGTCTGGTCCAAGCCCAGTTCCTTGTCGATCTTGGCCTGCATCGTTGTCAGCAGGCGGCGCACTTCGTCGGAGTTGCGCAGAACGTGGTCGATGTAGATTGGCCCGGCGACGCCGAAGTTGGTGTTGAGCTTGCTGAACACGGCATCGATCTCTTGCTTCGAGGCCCCGGTGTATGTGGGCACTGAGATTTCCAGCACGCGGCGCAGCTCGCCGTCAGCGGTGCTCTTGTACTGCTGCAGCACGTCCGTCACAGATGCATTGCCCGAGGTCAGCGTGAAGTTGCACCACGTTGTGTTGTTGGTCCGCATCTTGTTGGTCTGCGACTCCATGCGGTGCTTGCCCCGCCCCGATGTGAACCCGTAGGCCATATCGGACAGGACCTCTGCTTTTTCGTTCGTGATCTCGTCCACCGTGAAGATCAGGCTGTTGACCATGCCCAGCATGTGCATCTTGGCCGCGTAGGTGTCTTCCTTCTTCATCAGCAGGTCATCGGGGTGCCCGAAGATCGAGTTGGCCACCATCTGGGCGGTGGACTTGCCTGAGCCGGACCCGTTGTGCTTGAGGTGCACCATGGCCCCTTTGACCACGTTGCCGTCCATCAGGCGCAGCAGGGGGGAGCCAAAGCCAAGGAACAGCGCCAGCGCATGCGGCTCAAGGCCAATGCGGTCGTAGAAGTTGGCGATCCGCTTCCACTCGGCCAGCGTGCCCGTGGGCTTGAAGGCGCTGGCCAACTGCCTTGTCCCGCTGGCCGGTGGAGCCAGCTTCGCGCCGTTGGCTGTGTATTCCACTTCACCAAGAACGAACCCCAGCAGGTCGGGGGTCCAGCCCATTTGGTTGCGGGTCTTGTTTGCTGCGTATTGCGACTGCAGCTTGCGGATTGCAGATGCGAAATAGGCCATGAGTTGCTCCAGTTTTTTGCCGTAGGCGACGACGCCGTTGCGCACCAACAGGTCGCGCAGTTTTTCAGTGGAGAACAAGGTCGTGACCGGGGCGAAGAAGCGGCGCACACCGTCCTTGCGCATGTGCAGGTTGATGCCCACCATCTCCCCGTCGCCACTGCCGTGTTCGTCGGAGTCGAAGAATCGTTCTGTCAGGTATAGGTCGTCCGGGTAGATTTCAACTTCAACCTCATCACCTTCCTTGTCCCGGTCCTTGCGGAACACGCCGCCGTTGGTCCCCCGGAAGTACGGGTAAGGATACGCGGGGATTGAGAGGGCCACTGCCGGGGTCTCGTCGTCGGCCTCCTTCACGACCACATAGGCATCGTCTGTGACTTCGGCAGCCACCACGATCTTGCCCAGCAGGAGGGGCGTGGACACGGTTTGTGTGCACCCTTTGCACAGCGCGCCGTTGTTGTCCTTGTACCACTGGCAGGTGTATGGGCCCTTGGTCTCTGCCGCCTTGGCTTCGGTGTTGGCCGCTGTGTAGCCGGGGTGCGCCTTGGACGCAGTGTGGATGGCTGTTGGGCCGTCTTCGCACCGCACCGCAATGGACAGCAGGCCCCGCCACAGGGGTTCGGCCAGCACGGCGGCGTCCGCCAGTGCGTGCTTGATCTGGGCACAGCCCTTGTCCTTGAGACTGCGCGATGCGATCCGGGCAAACGAGCAAGGCGGGAAGTCCCCGCTAGACATCTCGCGGGAGGTGTCATCCATCCCGAACTGCTTGGCAGCGGACAAGTCCACCGGAGCCGGGGGCAGGCAGGCCGCGAACACGCCAAGATCAGTCGGCTGACCTTGTGCAACGATCTGGACCGCGCGTGATTGCCCGGCCTTGAAATTGTGGGTGCCGGGGGTGCGCAGGATACGCGCAGCGTCCGCAGTGACTGCGGGGTCGGCATGCAGGTTGTGTTGCGCGCACAGGCGCTTGAGGGACTTGGCGTGGGGAACCCAATCGGCAGCGGGCACATCGGCCGTCAGGGGCCAGTACACATGCAGGCCACCACCAGAGTTGACCACCATGGGGCTCGGCAGCCCGGTGTCGGAGATGAATACGGACAGCGCTTGCGCCGCTGCGGGTTGGTCGGCATAGGGCTTCCCCATGCCACAGTCGAGGTCGAGAAAGAACGCACGCAGGAATGCTGCGTTGTCTACTGTGCGGGCGGAATCATCCTTGTAGGAGGCCAGCGCGAAATACGCATCGACCCCACTGGAATCCATCGTGCCGCCTACGGCATCGACCGCTTCAATCGTTTCTTGGAACGACTGCTTGACCACACCGGCCCGTATCCCCACCGTGCAATACACGCCCTGAGTGGGCAGAACGGAGTTGAGAAAGTCAGTCACATAACCTCACGGGTAACTGGAACAAAAAAGGGGCGGCAGGTTGTCCTGCCGCCCCGCTGGGCGCGATCACTTACGCTTGAGCAAGCGGGCTGTGATCTTCGGGATAAGCGCCATGTGCCGAGGGTGCGGTGAGGTCCGGCCAGTCATCCAGTTGTAGATGGTCGCGCGCGACACACCGAACATGGCAGCCACGTCAGTGATCGCCACGTTTTTCTCGATGCATGCATCCGCCAACTGCATAACAGTGGGCTTCTGATCAGCGTCTTCTACCCTGCGGATGAATAGGGAGTCGTACCCTCGGGTTCGCTCACTCATCGTCGGTCGACCAGTCGTTCAGGATGTCAGCCACGTTCTTGGATGCAGCAGGGGTTGCTTCGGCTTTTGCCTTGGCGGGGCGCTTGACGGGCTCAGCAACCTCTTCGGCCTCCACCTTCTCGGGAGCGGCCTTGGCGGGCACGTCGGCGTCCTTAAACGCTGCGGGCAGCGCCGGCTGGTTTTCCTTCTTGCTTGGCACCATCTTGAACTCGACCGCCTGCATGGCTTCTTCGGTCTGGCTCTGCTCCTTGGCCAGCGTCCACTCTTCTTGCGTCAGTGGGCGCACAGCGCGGAACTTCAGCACCGGCACAGCTTCGGCAGTGTCAAAGCGAGCTTCGGTCACCACACCAGTGATTGGGATACCGTGGCCAGACAGGAACTTGCCGTAGGCCTGCAGAGGCATCTTGTCGCCTTCGGCCTTGCCGAAATACGACTTGGCGGGAACCGACAGGCGGTAGATGTTGCCACCGATATCGCTCTCCAAAGCCACAGCCAAACGCTTGCTGTATCGGCAGGCGCGGGACTTGCCGTCACCGGAGCCCTCAATGTTTTGTGGGCAGGTAGCGCAGGTCTTGCCTTGTGGCTCGGTGACTTCTTCGTTGGGCACAACGCCTTCGGCCGACCAGCACGCGGGCTTGATGTCTTTGCCTTCTTCGTATTTCTCAGCGTAGAACGTGCGGGACACGCCCTTACCGGCAGAGATCACCACCAAGTTCATGGCGCGATCTTCGTTCTTGGCGACCTCTTCGCCGCCCACCACCATGCGCCATACGCCGCCCTTGATGGAAATTTGCTTGCCGCCAGAGGAGCCTGCAATGTCTTTGGTTGTGGAGTCTGCGGCTTCGCGCAGATAGTCAGGAACGACGGAACCGGATTTGAAAAGTGTCATATTGCTCATGTTGATTTCCTAGGTTTAACGGGCACGGGTTACGGTAATCGCGTAGCGGGAATCTACGTTCATACCTTCGGGCAGTTTGTCAGGGTTCTCCTGCAAGAATTCCTTGAAGGTGGTCTGACTTACGCGGCGCTCCAGCAGTTGCGGGGCGTCGTGTTCTTTGATGAAGCGGTACATGGCATCCCAATCGGACGTCCAGTAACGCGTCTTGATGGACCGTCGAAACGATCCGAATTGTGTCTTGCCGCCATCTTGGCCAGTGGCCTTGCACAGCTCCAGCAGCTCAGTCTCGATGGTCTCCAACTGCGTGTCGAGCACAGCAATCTCAGCTTCCATCTCCTTGGTCTTGGCGGCTTTGGCGTCACGGATTTTGATGTAGACGCTCACCAGCTTCTGAGCGTCGATCGGCTTGGGGGTTTCTGTTTCGGTGCTCATGGGGTTCCTTTTGATTTACGTTGAACGAAATTAAATTATACACTGTCAAACTTTGTCGTCAAGCACTTGTTTGTACAGATCGACCAGCGCCTGATGCAGATCGATCTTTCCCTGCAGCAGTGTGTACATGCGCCGCTCGACGGGGCTGCCCTGCAGGTGCGTAACGGTTACGCAGTTCTTCTGCCCGGCGCGGTGGGCGCGGGCGTTGGCTTGGATGTAGATTTCCGTGGATGATACCGGCCCCCACCACACAACTTGGTTGGCCCGAGTTAGGGTAATCCCGTGGGCTGTAGCCTGCGGCACCATCACGAGGATGCGCGGGTCGTCTTCCGTTTGAAAGCCCTTGATGATGTCAGCGCGCTTGTTCGCGGCCACGCCGCCGTGGATGGATGCCGTGGTGTACCCGGCCTTGGCAATGCGGTCCTCCACCATCTCCAGTGTGTGCCGGTACGGCACGAACACGAGCACCTTCTCGTTGGTCCCAGCGATCACATCGAGCAGTTCGTTGACCCGGTTGTCTACGTCGAACTCAACCACGTCTCTGTCGTCGGTGTACACAGCGCCTTGCGAAATCTGCAGGAGCTTGTTGAGCATGGACGCGGCGTTGACGGCCGTGACTTCAGCACCAGCAGCGATGACCGCCATTTGCTTGCGTATTGCGTCATAGTACTTGGTCTGCTGCGGTGTCAGCGGCACCTCGCGGGTCGAGTACAGCATGTCGGGCAGGTCGAGACACTCTGCTTTGGTGAACCGTATGGCGGGCTGCAGGACTTGGTGCACGATGGGCTGGGCGTCTTGGCGCGGCACCCACCGATACTGCGACATCTTAATCATCACGCGGTCACGGAACGCGCCGAAGAAGCGCGGCACTGCGTCGGGGTTCACCAGCTTGGCCAACCCATAGGCGTCGAGTGGGGACTGCGATGCCGGGGTGCCCGTCATCATCCACAGGCGTGTGCTTGGAGTGATCAGCGAGGCGAGGCACTTCCACCGGTCAGTCTGCACGTTCTTGATGGCGTTGGCCTCGTCCACAATGACCAGATCGAACCCGCCCTTGGCCAGCTCGTCGGCAACGACCTTCACGCCGTCGAAGTTGATGATCACGAACTCGTAGTCACCCGCGATGATGCTTTGGCGTTGCGTGCGAGTGCCCTGCGCAATGGCAGCAGTGCGGTGCATCAACGTCTTGAACAGGTCCGAGCGCCACGCAGTCTCCATGATGGACACGGGGCACACGATCAGCACGCGCTTGACCTTGCCTTGCGTCATGAGGTAGTCGGCAGCCCACGCAGCGGCGCTTGTCTTGCCGGTCCCGGCCTCGTTGAACACGAAGCATCGGGTGTGCAGGGTGAGGAACTCCGCAGTGTTGCGCTGGTGGTCGAACGGGGTGTACATGCCGGGCCACGCGTACCGCCCGAGGATGGGGCTGGGGACATCTTTGATGCCCATGTTGCGCAGCAGTTGCACCTCGTCAAAGCCCCAATTGACCAGCAGCTGATCGACGTCGCCGTTGGTGGCCACGACTTTGCTCTTGGGGATGATGGCAGTGATCTGCCCTGCTTTGCGCGTGTTGAACAGCAGCGCTTTGTCTTGAATGATCTGCATGATTTGTGTGAATGAAAAGTGAATAGACGGCAAAAGAAGCCGGGTAGTTGCCTACCCGGCTAATCCTCAACTGGAGAAACCCATGAACGTCGATTGCTCGACGCCTAAATCCTACATTACTTTTTGCGCTCGCGCTTGGAAATTTCGGACTTCATGGAGCCGTCCTTCTTGCGCGCGAAGCTGGTGTTCTTTGTCTCGTGCATGGCTGCCAGATTGGAGGCATGGTTTGTGCCGCCCTTGGACATGGCCTTCTTGTGGTGCACATCCACGGTGTCCGGCAGGGTGCCGTTGGCATTCTCATAAGCCCTGCGGGCCTTGTGGCGCTCAGACTGTGCCTTGAGCTGCTTGGGTGTGCCCTGATAGTTTTTGTACTCAGCGGCGTAGTCGCGTTTTTTCTCAGCCATGATGGTGCTCGCATGAAGAGACGGGGCAGAATTTGCAAAGGGCCGAACTGCGGGGATTCCACACCCCCACCTCAACAGCCCTCTCGATGGCCCCGGCTCTGCCTGCCCACTTTGACAGAATCTCGGGGAGTTGCGCACGAGTGTACTCAGCTTTGATGATGTCGCCAACCACTACGAACAGCAACGCGCCTTTGACCGTCATCACCGTGGGGTGGTGCAGCATGACCATAGCGGCCATGAGTTCGAGCTGTGCGGTGTCTGCGTAGCGGCTGGACTTGCCGGTCTTGTAGTCGGCTACTCGTGCGGTCTTGCCGGATGTGCTGATGGCGAGATAGTCCGGTATGCCCCGGAACCATACGTCTTTGTCAAAAAAGCCACACGGGCTAAAGTCAACTCGGATCGCCATACGGTCCTCGCAGCGGATTTCTCCGTCAACGGCGGCAAGAGGCTCGACAAATGGGTGGAACTGTGCGAACTGTTCGGGTAGTGGGGTGCCGTCTTTGATGTAGTCTTCAAAGGCTTTGTGTACTGCGGTGCCATAAAGGGTTGCTTGCGTGTCTTGCGACTTGAATTTTTTAAGGATACGGACTTCGTGATAACGACGGGCGCAGCCCTCGTAGTCTTTGACGGACGAATAGGAATGTGCAAGTGCCATAGAAGTGAACCGGAGGTTTGTTTGAACCCCCAGTTTACCAGTCCTTGGCCAACACTGTAAGCCAATCTTGGACGGGTTCCAGCTCCATGTACTCGTGCGGTTTTAAGCCGCCGTATCGGGCGGTCCATTGGCAGTTCCGGTCAAATTTCTGCGCAAGTTCCCGCGCACGGGCCGCGCTTACGCCCATTTGCAGACCGATAGCGGCGTATGTCATTCCTTGCAATCGCAAGAACCCGGCTTGCATGAACCGCACATGGGCACGATCTTTTATTTCCTTAGCAGTCGCCATAACTCGCTCCCACACCAGATTCACACGACAGGGGCAAGCCCACCGCCCACTTGGGATTCCAGCTCATGCACTCCTCCAGATAGGCTTGGGCCTCGTCGGCTTCTTCCTTCTTGGCAACGATGGCCACAGCGTCATGCACCGTCAGCACGACCTTGTACCGCTTGGACACCCGCAGCATCTGCTCGGCCACGATCTGGCGGGCCGCAGCCTGACAGATGTTCTCCACGACCTTCCCGCCGTAGATGCGTACCGGCAGCCCCTTGGAGGTGTAGACCATCTCAAACTTGCCGGTGTCGGGGTTGGGCACCTCGCGCAAGCCGGGGTACTGGATGTGCAGCCCGTTGGGCAATGTCAAACCCTTGCCGGGCACTGCGCGGATCAACCCCACAGCGTCAAGCTGCATGGTCTGACCAGTCAGCAGCGCCTTGAGCGCGTCACCAGCGGAGCGCCAGAACTGAGCAATGCAGAACGCGCTGCTGCGGTAGGTATCGATGATGCGCTTGGCCTCCTCCAGCGGGACCTCGACCCCAGCTTGGGTCTTGAGGAACATCTGCAGCTTGACGTGGCCGACGCCATAGCCTGCACCCAATACCACGGTCTTGCCAACTTGGCGCTGGGTCTTGGTCACGTCCTCCATGCGGATGCCGTAAATCTGTGTGGCCATGAGCTTGTACACATCGTGCTTGTCGCGGAACGCCTGCACCAGATTTTCCTGCCCGGCCAGCCACGCCAGCACTCGCGCTTCGATCTGCGCAGAGTCGCAATCGATCACCACGTAGCCCTTGGGGGCCCTGATGGCTTTCTTGATCTTGCCAGCGTTCGCGCCGCGCGACGGCAGGTTCTGCAGGTTTACAGAATCTTGGCCAGACCAACGACCAGAATGAGCACCGTAGTAACGCAGAGGAACCGGAAACTTGCCGCGACGAGCCATCCCAATAAAACGCTCCGTACGAGTTTCCTCCAGTGTGGTTTTATTCCCGAGTCGGGCAGCCACCAACGCTTGTACTCGCTCATCTTCATGCTCCTGCAGCGCCTTGAACGCTTCGTCTGTTTTGGCAAATGCCCATGCCGTCTTTTTGGTGGCGGGGCTGATCTTGGTGGGGGGCTCGATGCCCAGTGACCGCAGGGCCAGCGCGAACTTGTCGTTGGACATGAGCAGCGTTTTGAGGCCTGCGGTGCCCTCGGTGTAGATGGCGTGCACATACTCGGGGTCTGCGTCCTTGAGCATGTAGTCCCGCACGGATTCGAGGAGTGTTACCTTGCTCTCCTTGACCGACTCCAGATGCTCCGCCAGTTGCACTGCGTCCAGCTCCAGCACGGGGTCGATGAACATGCGCAGCGTCAGGTCAATCAGCTTGAGCTCCTGCTTGGGGAAGCCCATGCCCATGTACCGCATGAACAGGTCGTAGGTCAGCGCCACGTCGTTGCTGCAGTACGCGCCATACCGGGCCAGCTCAGTGCTGGTGAAGTCGGCGTAGCGTTTGCCCTTGGCGGCGTCCACCTCGTCGCCCTTGACCCCCACACCGGCGCGCTCGGCCTGCGCCTTGAGGCTGTGCGACTTCTCATGAGGGTACAGCGCACGGGACATGCCCATGATGTCCACCCACGCCATCGGGTTGACGCCGTAGTGCCACGCCAAGACCGCACCGTCAAACGCGGTGTTCTGCGCCACGACCATGGCATCGGACCAGTCGATGCTGGCCAGTACCGATGTCACGTAGGGCCGGGGCACCCACTGCGTTGGGCCGTCGTTGACTTTGTAGGAGAACCCGATGGTCTCCCAGCGCGGGTCCCGCACGTACTCTTCCGTCGTGAGTTTGGAGAACCCGAAGTCCGCGCTGTAGTACGTCTCCAGATCGATCGTAATGAGCTTCATACAAAGTCCCCAAAGGGTTTTTTATTCATCGCGTACTCGTACTCGCGCCGCTTGAAATCTTCCTGCTTGTACCTCTCCATCTCGCGTTGGAACGACTCTTCAAAGGTTGGAGCCCACGCGGTGGCGGTGGCGGTGGCGGTGGTGGCGGTGTTGGCGTACTCGCGCCGCTTGGCCTCTTCCTGCTTGTACCTCGCAGTGGTAAGGCCCACTTCCTTGCGGGGCTGCGCTGGAGCGATTGCGCGCAGCACGGACTCCATAAGCCACGGTTCAAACAAATACGTCTCTGCTGCAGTCATGATGGCCTGTGCGTCCCGGCGGGACATCTGGTATGCGGCTGATGCCGTGCTGGGCTGGGTCAAAGTGCGCTGCGCAGCCTCCAGCACATCCCGCAAGCGGGCGTCGTACCCACGGAAGTCTTCAGGGTTGCTCTGCATCCGTGTGATCACCAGCAGGGCTCCGTCCGAGCAGCCCGGGTTGGTCTGGGGTCCAGTTGAGGTTTTTCTTTTTGGCATATCGTTCACGCCTCTTTAGGTTTGCGTTTAGTTGGCGCTCTTGCTCCGGCGTCAGCTTCGGTGAGTGGCTTTGCAAAAAGCTTGTAATTGGATCGGGCGTGGGTCGGGTCATCGAGCATCACCTCCAGCACACTCAGGTTGGTTTCGTTGATGACGAACGCAAGGCCCCCCGCATCGTCAATTCTTTTAAGGTTAAGAGTTTGCAGGTCGGTTGGCTTGTTCTTGCCAGCCTTGGCCTCGATCGCAACGAACCGCCCGTGGAGGCACGCAAGGATGTCCGGCGTGCCGTTGTTGGCGGAGATGCCGCCGATGTAGTTGACGGCGTACGCCCCGCGCTCCTTAAGGATCGCATGGATTTTTTTCTTTACAAGGCTTTCAGGCGTTGCCATGGCGGGTCTCCAATTCGATCAGCAGCTCAATGTAGTGCTTGGCTTTTTCCAAGTCTTTGATGCCGTTCTTGCTGCGCCAGCGGGACACGTATTTGATCACGTTGCCCTCGAAGTAGCCAATCTTGTTGGCATGGATGTACTCAACAGGCTGGATAGCCAGCGTTTTGTAGTGGTCGCCAGCAACTTGCACGTCAAGCGCACTAGCCTGCAGGTCGGGGAACATTTCAATTTGGCTCATGGTTTTCTTTCAGGGTGGGGATGGTGCCATAGACGACGCGGAAGGGCCACGTCGAATCATATTTTGGCAGTGAGGTCTTTGAACTTTCCTGAGCGGCCGTAGGGGATGCGCGCAGCGTTGAGTTTGGTGGTGGTGTGGAAGTCGCCATGGGAGTTCAAGTCTTTCGCTCGTGCGTTGAGGGGTGGCTTTTTGGGCGCGGTGGACGGCGCGTCTGTGCGCCAGTTAAACACATTGGTGGTGGACTTCGGAGTGCCGTCGGGCCACTTGGGTGGGTAGTTTTGCATATCACCTTTCAGAACAAAACAGTTGCGGGTAGGATCGAATTGAACGAGGTCAAGAACCTGCATGGGGGCGCTCCACTATGGGCCGCATCTTCTTCAAGCGCAAGCTCTCCATGACATCGGCCATGGCGGTCTCAAGCTGCTTGACGGTCACGGTCTCAAGCTGCGCATCATGAACCTCAATGAGCAGGTTCAAAGCCACAAGCTCAGGGCCTTTGGCGACAAACCGGAAGCTGTTGGCCACACCCCGGCGGGCCAGTGCAAGGATGGCATCTTGCCCAGCGCGTATCTCCGGCTTCCAGTCCTCACCTATGCCTCGATTGGCCAGCGCTTCGGTGATGTTCGCAGCGTCAATGAGCGCGTCAATGTCAAATCGCGCGGCCACGCCAAGGCGCAGGTTGTTCATGGCATCGTGGTTGCGGATTTTGAGCGTGGTGCCTGCGCTGATCTCGTCAACTTTTTTCAGGCCCGCACGCACCCACGTCATGGTGTCCGGGATGATCTGCCGGGGTTTGTACTTGCTACGCTTTCTCACGGCTTCTCCTTCAAAACAATTTTCTCCAACTTCTCCACAGAAAGACACAGGTCTTCGTGCAGGTAGTCGGGCAGTTGGGTCTTGGTGCTGAACGCCCAGCTCTCCATCGCGGACAGCAGCTTGATCAGTTTGAGTGCGTCTTCTTTGGTCATGTGTTCTTCTCCTCGTCCATCGGCCACAGGTAGTTGGCATTACGCAGGATGTCATCAGCCAACTTACGTGCCTCATGCTCGGGCATGCGAATAACCACACCATTGCCAGTCACTATTACTACGCAAGGCGCACAGCCTTTTTCAGTCGCCGCGCCCACGGCAAGGTAGTTCTCTGCAAGTTTCATAAACAGCTCCTCATTGCTAATGGCGTAAATTCTTTCTTTGGAATCCATCCTTTGTTGCCGTCCTCCAGTTCGACCATGAACTGATCGCCATCTTCCTCAAGAATGCGGCAACGCCAAAAGCAATCTTGCGTAGCAGGGTTTCGGCCACCACAAAAAAATCCTGTGTATCCGACTGGATTCAATGCAAACCCGCTGTTTTGTTTTGCTTCGTCTTTGGTCATGGGTTCTCCTTGATAGCGTAGTCGTGAAATATCGCACCCCTACCGGCGTCACCCACCTTGCAGGACTTGACCCAAACATTTTTCCCGCTTGCAAGCCTCCGAAAATGACCACGGCGGTCATGCAAGCGAGGGGATGCGTGTGTGCCCCCCTTGCCCTCTGATCGAGGCTTGGCTGGCTCAATCCAGACCGTTGTCCAGTCGTAGGTTGGCAATTTCCCTTGCTGAATCTTGCGGCGGTTGGTGAACGTGTCGCGCACTGATGGGATGTATGCCTCCATACGACGATCCATTCCGCTATACCAAGCTCCAAGCTGCGCCAGCATTAATTCAGCAAGTTCTTTGTCTACCGGCTCATCTTCGTTTACAGAACCATAACGAATCTCGTCACCTTCAATGAAGTAAAACATTGCAGGAATAGGGCGCAAGCGTGTTCCAGAGGGGCCTTTCCACATGGACACAGAAATACCCTCATCTGGGTCTTCTCCCGCCACCAGCATCAAAACCTCGTAGCTTGGGTGGTGACTTGTCTTTCCCTGCCACGCAACAAAACATTTGCCGAAAGGCGGTCTATGCGTCATCACCGGATCAAGATTGGCTTTTTGCTTATCCCCAACTGCACCAGTCATGTCAAACCATTTCATGTCAACAATATCGACTCCAGCGTCAGCCATCAGCTTCATGGACGAACGAACAAGTTGTGTGGTCATAAACAACTCCTCAATGTCAACAGGCCCAGCATCAACACGATGAAGGCCACCACGACCCACACCAACTGCCCGTCAGCCGGGGTTGGCTTGTCTTCGTCTTCGTCTTCGTTCATGCTTCCCTCGCTTTCAGCATCAGAACTTCTCCCAATACCAATTCGGTTTCTACCGCCTCGGCTCCAAGCGCGTCAATGCGATGCTGCTTGTATCCCTTGTAACGGACTTGCGCATCTTGGTGCGCCTCCAAAGCGTTGTCGTGCGCTATGCGCAAAACCTCGATCAGTCGGTCTCGCAGTTCGGGTGGTATGGTCATCTCAACCCCCGAAGATTTTGCGCAGCTCGTCGTACATCGCACGGGCTTGCTTGATGCTCAGGTTGTTGAGCAGGGTCTCGGCATCCCACGCAGCGTTGATCTGCGGCGCTGCAGGTTTGGCTTCTGGCTCTGCCACCACGGCGACCTTGGCGACCTTGGCGGGGCGCGTCTTGGGGTCTTTGCGCGGCGCGTATGTCGGCTGCGCTGTGAACAGGCTTTCGTCTTTGATACGCAGGTTGCCCTTGCGCAGCAGTTGCGTGACGATTGACGATGTGGAGTTTGTCAGGAATCCCTGCGCGGTCAACCGGGCTATCAATGCGCGGCGGTCAATGCCGGGGTTTGCAGCAATCGTATCGAACACGACTCGTGTGACGTTGTTGGTTATGGCCCCGTGCGGGCGTGGCTCAGTTTGCGTCATAGTAGTGGTGTCCCATGCGTTGATTACTTTGGCCATTTCAGATTTGAGATCGGGCATTTTCTTTTAACCTTAAAACAATTTGAGTTGGCGGTCGTCTTCGACCTGTGTGGGGTTGTCGATTTCTTTGATGTCGCGCAAGCGCATCTCCAGCCGTTCGGCAAGGGCTTTGATAAGCCCTGCTTGGCCGTCAGCTACTCGCAGTAGTTCTTCATCGGTCAGGTTTTCATAAATCATGTCAGCTCCAGAAAGGTTATGAGGTTGTTGCCGAGGTCGGTGGTGAACCAGACGATGGCGTCGGGCGGGGGTTGGGAGACACGCTTGAGGTGGCCCCCAACAAGGGCGGTATTGAGGATGCGCTCAAGCCATTCAGGCCGACTGTCCACATAGCCGCGCCATGAGGTCTCAACACCTTCGTGCCAGCACTTGAGCATGTACTCGTCGTACCGTTCTTCGTATCTGTATTCGCGTTCATTGGGTGTTGTCATGTGTGGGTATCGTTTGTTGCTGTATTGGCGTGCGGCATCTTCATCCCTCCAGTCCGGCATCATCACTCCCCATCCCCCAGTCGAAGGCATCAAGGATTTCATCGACTCGCTGCTTGGTTTGGACTCGTGTGCTGTGCTCATCTCTCAATTCCTTTGGTGTTACACCGGACAATACGCCCTCAACCTTACGGCGCGCTGACTCAAGCTGCGGGTCTTTGGTCACGTTCATGACGGTGAGCAGGTCACACAGCTCCAGCGCGCCGGTGACCATGGTGTCGTGGAACTTGCGCTTGGTGCCGTCCTCCTCGATCACCAGCCGGTCAGACAGGCGCAGCAGGGCCTCATGCAAGCGGCTCCACGAGTCTTGGTTAGCCTGTGCCAGCTTGGCCTCCATGCGGCGCTCGTACTGCTCGACCAGATCACGCTGCACTGAGCTCTCCACGTCAAGGCGGAAGTCACCCGAGGTAGGCAGTGGCGTGAAGCTAGACTCCATGCGAAAGCGCAGCGCCACCTGAGCGCGGGACAGGTACTCTTTGCGGTCGAACAGCGTGCCGAGCTGGAACGCAGCAGCCGCCACCAGCGTGTCGTACTTGTCAAGGAACGCATCAACCAGTCGATCGAACTCGTTGCGGTATCGGCCCATGGTCTGCTGGTACTCCAGCAGTGAGGCAGTGGGCAGCAGCCGTGCGCCTTGGTCGTTCCACGGCAGTGTCAGGCGGTAGTGCTCAGCACGGGCGCGGGCTTGGAACTTGGTCAGTGCGTCCAGCTCTTTGCACTCAGCGAACAGGTTCTTGTAGACGGACGCAGCCTTCTTCGAGCCGGAGCCCTTGGCCGTGGTGACCTCGCCTTGCGTGGTCTTGTCCTGCTTGCGGCCGGAGTACACAGAGATGTGCAGGTCCACCATCATGGCGGAGCGAGCGACACCGGCTACGGTGTTGGGTTGGGTATCAGTGATGTAGTTCATTTCTTTTAACCTTAAAAGTTTTGTCAAGCGGAGGTCAATTTCATGGAGAGCTTGACGGCCTCCACGTAGTCATCTGGCATGACGTTTACCTGCAGCCAGTCGTGCAGCAGCTTGCGCTCGATCACCGGAACGTAGTTGTTGCCGGACCCTTGGGACCCAGCCCCGCTGCCCACGTATTTCTCATTGATCTGGTCGGCGTCTTGCACTGCCGTTACCAGCAGCTCCAGTTGGGCCTCAGTCAAAACAACATTTCTGCCGCACATGGAAATTTGGTATTTCATGCTTCACACTCCTCTTCAATTTCAAAAGTTACGTCGTTGCATTCGCACGACTCGATAAACGATTGCTCGCTATTCAGGTGCTCGTACTCGGCACGCAGGTCGCGGTAGAGTTGTCGGGATATGTCGTCCACGTAGTCCTGCAGTGCTTTCTCAAGCCCTGCGCTGGCGTACTGGTCCTCGATCAACTCGTCCCACGCCTCTGACTCCAGCCCTGCAAAGATGCCAGCGGCATACGTGTTGCCCACACAACTACCATCCAGATTGACACGCGCACTAGATCGGTTGTATGCCGTGACGCTGGCGTGCTCGCCGTAGTCCTCCATCGCCAGTCGCAAGGCCGGGTACTTCTCGGCGTAGGTCGGCGTGTCCTCGGTGTCGGGCCCGTCCTTGGTCACATCCATCCACATGGCCACGTTGATCGAGCCCTCGAACGTGGCGTAGTCGCCTTGGCTGTACGACAGGCTGAACTGGAGCGTGCGAACGCTTACACCCGCAGGTTCCAGCTTCTCTTTCAGGTGGTCCTGCGCGTACTCCCACCAGTCGTAGTCGAGGTTGTACTCAGTCCATTTTGAATACTCCTTTTGGAATCTTTTGGGGTCCTGCTCTGAGAGCTCTTGTGCGGTAATTGTTGGCATCAGGAAAGTTCTCCATGTTGTTGATTGCTGTGATGGTGGCAACGGCTTTGGCTGCGTCGAAAGACTCGACGACAAGTGGGTCGATGCGGGAGTACACCCCTAGCACAATCACGTTCCACCCTTCGTACGATTGCAGTCTTGCAATGGTCATGTCGTGTCGCTTGTGCACGAGGAGCCACGTATCGAACCCTTTTTCGACCCACTCGAAGTCGTCGATGGTCACGGGGCGGCTCCGTTGGCTGTTAAGACCAACACGGTACTGATCGCATCAATCAACGCCTCGCCGGGCTGCACGATGTACACGGTCTGCTCGAACAAGTCGGGACCGTTCGGGTTGTACCGCTGACGTGTGAACACGATGTATGTCCCGTTCATCGCTTCGTGCAGCACGAAAGTGCGCGTGGCCGTGTGGTGTCGCTCGTGATGAGGCGTGGGGGCGGCGTTGAGCATGAGCGTGTCGCGGGTATCGTTCATGCCGAGCCAGCTGCGGATTAGATTTTTGATGGTCATACGTTGCAATCGATTTCGCTACGAACCTGCAGGTGGCATTCGCAGTTGTCACCCGAGTTGCGTAGCTCTATGTCATTAGACTCCTCGCCAATACGGATGAACTCTGTGCAGTACCCCTCAATGCCATCCGCGTCATCGCCACTGAACACGGCCAGCATCTTCTCGAACCTCTGCACATCCGAAAAGCTCGGATACCACTTCACATCATCGAACTTGAACTTCAGCACATGGGACTCGTCGATCCACGTCATGCAGCTTTCGAAGTACTTGTCCGCTACCACATCCTTGAACGTCGTAGCCAGCAGCACTTTGAGCTGCTCGTACTTGGGTGCCGCATCGGCGGCGGTTTCGGTATCGGGGTAGATCAACACTACCAAATCACTTCTGTATCCCATCACGGTCTCCAAATAAGTATGTCCATTAACAGCACGCCTACACAGCAGACGTACACGATGATTTCAACCACATCGATCCATGATCGGCGGCTGGTTGGTATGGGTTCGGCAGGGCCTTTGTATTTCATACTTTTAACCTTAAAAGTTTATTGCCTTGGCGGCAAGGATGCGCCCCGCTGCTTTCGCAGCGCGCAGGGATTTGATGTTGGTGACCCACTCCCAAACTCCGAAGATTTTGTTGCAGTTCTTGTTTACTTTCCACACCCGCAACTCCCACTCGGTGTCGTCGTTGCTACGTCGTATGAGGGCCCAATTCCAACCCAGCGTGGAGTCCATGAGTATCCATGAACTTGGGGCCCACGGCGATGTCCGGGACCAGCGTTTTGCAAGCTCTTTCATACTTCCACCTCACATGTCTTTGCTGAGGGCTACGCCAGCCAGCAGTCGGCCGACTGCCTTGGCTTCTTTGAATGTGGGGAAGTCCAGCACAAACTCCCACTCCCCTTCAGTGTGGTTCCATATCTCCAATCGGAACGGCCCATCGAGCGACTTGGCTTCGATGCAGCCCCAGCACATCCCGTCTCCATTAATCTCCGGCAAAAATGACCGATACAGGGCTCGGCTCGTTACGCGCTTGAGCGCTTCCCACCGCTTGCTAAGGCGCTTCATACTTCCACCTTGATGGTCGTACCGAACGGCGCTTGCAAGTCAGACGTCACAGCCCACAGTGTGGGTACATCGGTGCGGCCCCAATCGCCAACGTATCCGTCGGTGAACTGCACAATGGCTTGAGGGTTGATGTTCTTGTCTCGCAGGTAGGTGAACAGGACTGAGCCGTCCGTGCCCCCACCGCCTTTGATCTTGAGGTCTTGCACAGCGAACTGGCCTTCATCAAACGTCTGGTGCCCTGCGACTTCGGTGTCCCAATAGATCACATGCACCTTGCTTGGCTTGACATCTTCGATGATGGTCTTAATCTCAGACACGAACCGCGTCATCTCGTTGCTGCCAAAGATCGAGCCCGATGTGTCGAAGCCGATCACCAGCTCCGTCATAGTTGTGCCCACCATCGAGGGCATGTAAATGTCCATGCCGAGATAGCGGCGGTTGGGCTTGCGCCATGAGGACTCGTCACGACCTGCACAGGTCTCAGTGATGAACTCGCGCAGCACTTTCTTCCAGTCGATCTTGGGGGCCATGAGGTCACCGAACATGCCGTCCGAATTACCCGCACCTTTGCCCGCCATTTTCTTGCGCATGATTTCGCCTTGGCGTATGGCGCGTTGAATCTCGTTGGCTTGCTCCTGCTCCTTGGCGGGGTCACCACTGGCGGGGTTGCCGTCCCAATCGTGCTCGTCGAGCCCATCACCCGCACCACCTTGACCGCCCTCGTCACCTTGGCCGTCTTCCCCCGCGCCTTGTTCTTGTTGTTGCTGCTGCTTCATGAGGTCGGCGTAGATCATCCGCACAGACCAGCCACGGTACTTAGGGTCGGGTTGAACGCCGAGCTTGGGCATCTTGATAAAGCCTTCACCGGCATCGGTGTCTTGCAGTATGAGGTTGACGAAGTGGTCGGCTGCGATGTTGGCCATGCGTGCGTTCTGCTCATGCAGCGCCTTCCATGTGGCCATGTGGCGATAGGCTTTGTGCGTTGCTTCGTGCAGCACAAGAAAGCGCAGCTCGGGGTCGGTGCTCATGTTCTCGGTGATGAACTCGGGGTTGTACCGCACATCCCAGCCGTTGGTGGCTGCAGTGGGCACGGACCCATCGACAATGACTTTGCCACAGGCAAGGACACCAGCATAGGCACAGAACTTTTTGTGGTTCATGATGCTGATGTGGGCCTTCTTGATGCGATCTTGGACGTTCATGGTGATTTCCTTGGGTTGAAGTTTTAAGGTTAAAAGTTGATGTGGAAAGGTTCGGTGCTGTCGAGCTTGTCGGCCAGCGCCTCGTGGGCTTTGACCCGCTCGGGTGTGCGCCGTGCGGATATCAGGTCAACAATCTGTGATTGCAGTGTTGGCTGATACAAGTTGAACGAGAAGTGCACGCCCTTGTGCGTCTCGAACTGGGTCAGTATGCTGGTGTACCGATCGTGGATGTACGAAGCCTGCTTGGTGGAAGCCATGTCGGCAAGCTCGATCATCCGCGCAGCATTGATGAACTCCGCGATCTGCGCTCGGTCATCTTTTGTCAGTTGCGGAACGGCGAGAATCCTGACCCCCCACTTGGTGTTGGATGCCACTGCTTCTACGTGAGCATCCTTTAACAATTGATGGGCCAGCATACGAGACTGGCTGGCATATCCATTTGTCAGAACACCAGTGCGAAGCATCTTCTGCGCGGCGGTCTTCACGCGCTTGGAAACCCGCGTTGGGTCGAGCGTTGCAGTCAGCTTCAAGCCGGGAAGGTGGCGTATCTTGCGCACCATGTCGAATGCGTTTTCACTCATAATTTTCTCCAGAAGTTTTAAGCTTAAAAGTTAACGACGTACCCACCACGGGGTGAGCGTGGTGATGGGTTTCTTGAGCAGTGCGCGCTGCACAAGCTCTGCGCTGTCGCCCGTCACAAAGTTGCGTCGTGGGGCTGTGTACTGCGACCCCATGCGACCGGGGTGCCAGTCCTTCTTGACCTTGACCATTCGCTGGCCGTTGCTGGTTGTTTCAATGATTAGCATCGGGAGTCTCCTCATAGTAGTAGGCGTTGTCCTTGTGCACGACACGGCCCTTTTTGTTGTAGATGCCCATCATCCAATTGGCGTACCGGTTGGCTCTGCGTTCTTCCTGCGCGGCAGCACCGCGCAGCACAGAGTTGCGCCACAGCAGCACAGCCACTGCGATCATCAGGATGTATTCGAGTTCAGAGAAGTTCATGTGATGCCCCTTTCTTTCATTACTTCACGCGCAATCTGCGCGTAGCTGGTGCGCCGTGCCAGTGTCTCTTTGATCAGCACGTTGCGCAGTTGTTTGTCGGTGCACCGCTCGCAGTAGCCCCGGAACTCCCGCTTGTCTTGTTTGGTCACTGGCATACGCGCCATCCTTTTGGTTTGTTGCGAAGGGGTCCGTCGAAGTTGAGCGTCTCGCGGAACCCGGTACGTGGGCAGTAACGCCACAAGGTATAGGTCATTTCATGGCCCTCAGTTTGAGCATGTAGGTGACTGTGTACAGCGCGGTGAGTTGGTCGAGCTGGTCCCCCGCAAGGGGGAACAAAAGCTCAAGGTTGCGCAAGGCCGTGTCGATCTCGCTGATCAGTTGGCTATCGGATTTCATGGGGATATCCTAAAAGTTTTATGAGGCCGATGCACTCGGCCTTGGTTAGGTTGGTTGCGATGGTGCGGAGCGGAGCGAAATCCGCTGGGCTCCTCCAGTAGATGACCCCAAGTGACCACCGCCACGGTGCCCACCATACCCGTTGAGGTACGGCGGCGTATATGTCATGCGACAAAGGGAACATGTACATGCCCCCCGAGCGTAGGGGTTTCAACTTTTAACCTTAAAAGTATTTGCCCAGCTTGGCAGCGTGTGTCGTGAACTTGCGGTTGCTACACGCCATGCCGACCTTGCCCTTGTTGGAGCACAGCGCGGTGATGAACAGGGCATGCGCCTCGAACGACTCAGCGGCCATGCGGTCTGCGTAGTCCATCACGGGGTCGATCGAGTCTTTGTCCACACGACCAGCAAGCATGAACGCAAGGATGAACAGCGCACCGGCACTGTCAGGCACCTTGGCCTTGGTGGGCTGCTTCACGATGGTCTCGAACAGCGGCAGTTGATCGGCCAGATTCACAAGGGCCTCCATGTCACGGGCTGCAGCTTCACCGACAGTACCCGCAAGGGCTGGCAGTAAGGCAGTGCCAAGCACGCTGCGCTGCTGGATAAGGTTCGATGCCTTGGCCAGCGAACGAGGCGAGCAGAAGGCCCGAATGTTGCCCGTCATGGGGTTGAAGATGTAGGGGTTCTTGTCCTTCTTGTCGAGGTCTGCATAGCAGTCGAACACCTGCGGATACTGCTTGGCGAAGGCCATGATCTCTGGGGCCACATGGTGGGTCGATGCCCACTCCAGCCACTCGTCGGCCGTGGGGTTGGCCACAGTCACGACAGTCATACGGTTAAACGCATGGGCAGGGATGTTGTCACCGACCCCATCCGTATCCAAATTCGTAGTCCCAAAAACGATAGACCCCGTAGGCAGCTCCACGTCACCGATGCGGTGTTCGAGGATGACAGGCAGCAGCATGTTGAGCACAGGGCGGGACGCTTTGCCCAGCTCGTCGAGCATGAGCACGACAGGGCGGTTCTGGTTACGGCCCACACCGAAGCGCACGTTGGGTGCGTAGCTGGTGGTCATGGTTTCTTTGTCGATGACTGGCATACCCAAGTCGCCAAGGTCGAGGTTGGCCACGTCGATGTAGCACACCTGATAGTCAGGCAACTCACGCTGCAGGGTCTGCAGGATGGAGGACTTACCGATGCCGGGCTGGCCGCGCAAGAGCAGAGTGTTGGAAGAACCCACGTTGCGGATCAGGGTGGCGGCTTGTTTCAAATTGACGTTCATGATGATTTCCTAGATTGAAGTGAGAGAGTTGAGAAAGTTGAGAAAGTTGAGAGAAGTTTTAAGGTTAAAACAATGAGCTTGCGCTCGGCTTACAAGACTGTCACGCCGGTGCCGACGATGACTGTCATGTTCTTGGTGCAGCGGGCAATGAGCGCCCGCCATGCAGATTTGTGGTCGTGGTGTAGCTGTACCGGGCGATACCCCTGCGAGAATTTGATGGAGGCTACGACGGCTGGCCACTGGTTGGTCAGGTGCTCACAGGTCATGGCGTCTCTGGTGCTGCGCACATAGGCTGCATCCTCAGCGGTGCTTGATTGAAACAGCAGAGGGAACACATCGGCAAAGCCCGACTCTTTGACTTCACGGCGGAACTCGGCAGTCTCATCGCTGTCCACGCGCTTGGCCATGAATTCTTCGGGCTCAGTGAGCAGCTCGCCCTCGGCGCTGAATTCCATCTTGTCATAGTAGCGGTACGTCTTGCCGTTCATACGGATGCCGGTGGTGCTTGTGCCCCACTTGCGCACGCTGCCGATGTGCCCGCGCCCAGCGAAACACAACGCGTCGTTCATACATGCGCGTGTTGTCGGTGAGTGATGCCAGCCGTTGGTGTGAAGCCTGATGCGCCCATCTTCATAGGCAGTGATCAGGTCAGCGTTGTGCATACGCACGATCATCTGGCCACCGTTGCCTTGGATGACACGGAAGTGAGACTTGCTGCGCCGTGCCGGGTCGGCAGGTGCGTCGCCTTTGAATTGGCCACGCTTGTACATCCAGCGGTCGAGGTGCAGTTTGAGTTTGGTGTGTGCGTTCATTTGCTTTCTCCTTCGGTTGGTTTGTCCATCTTCACTATTTCGCTGGCTGCAAGCACCATTGCTTGCGCCATGAGGTGCAGGTCTTGCATCTCTTTCTTGGCAGTCAGCAGTACGTTGACTGCGGCCTCTTTGCTCATGTCTGCCATGAGTAGGCCGAACGCCTCGGGGTTGCGCTTGAGTAGCTTGCGCACCGTAGCCAGTGCTTCGCGTTCTTCGTAGTTGAGCGTGATCTTGGTTGTCATACTTTTAACCTTAAATGTTTTTTGCGCCATAGGCGCAGCGAATGACAGGCACCGTGGGTTTGTCCACTGTGCCCACGATCTGCGTGATGAGGAATTCACGGGCGGGGTTTTTCTCGTACTGCTCGTTGAGTCGACCGATGATGGTGTCGTAGTCGGATGCATAGCAGTTGGCGTTGCCGTCGATCAGCAGAACAAAATCGGCGTGCTTTCTCATGTCAGTCCTCCTTTG